GGGGGAATTATGCTATACACACACCGCAATTAGCCGCTGACTACGCTAGAGCTTTTTTAGACAACGTAAATTACCACGAAATTCGTGATCATATTAACGCTGAATTAGAATTACAAATGTAATACGACAAAGTAATGATAATATAATAAATCAATAACTATGAATATATTTTACTTATCCAGCTGTCCCGAAAAAGCAGCACAATACCAGTATAACAAGCACGTTGTTAAAATGATACTAGAATCTGCTCAACTACTTTGTACTGCACATAATTTACTTGATGGCTCAGATGCCGATGTACCTTATAAATCAACTCACAAAAACCATCCGTCTGCTGTATGGGCTAGACAATCAAGCGCTAATTACTCTTGGCTATACTTTCATATGTTAGCTTTAGGCGATGAATACACTAAGCGTTACGGCAGACAACATTTAACTATAACTAAATGCAAAAAAGTATTAGGCCGTACTCCAGGTGGTATATTCAACACAGGTTTTACTCAACCTCCTCAATGTATGCCTGATGAATATAAAGTTGAAGGCGATTCTGTTACAGCTTACTGGAATTATTATGAGAATGAAAAACATACTGTGCGAAATAAGAATGAACAAATAATTACTAGACCTAATGAAAGATAGAAGCTTAAACGACCATTTAATAAATCCTATAACTGGTTGGCTAGAGACAAGATTAAAAGATAGGTATGAAGAAAAAGCTAAAATAAATAAAGCTGTAAAAGAAAGAGTGGAAAGATTTAAAACAAAATAATGACTGACAAAGATATCAATAGAATAGCTGAAGCTATAGTAAATTTAATTATTAAAAAACAAAAAGCTCATGACGACGAATTTAAAAAAGATTTAGAAAGCATGCTTGAAGGACAAGACGATATATCTCTTGGCACTGTTAGTCAACAAGATCTTATAGCTGAAGAGTTAATTAAATTAGAGGAAGCTCGTAAAGAAATGATAGACGTTGAAGACTATACTAAAGCTGCAGAAATTAATAACAAAATAATAGCACTTAAAAATAAATATGAACTTTGATAACAAAAGAAAAAAGCAGCATATAGCGCTGTTAACCAGTAGGATAGCTGAATTGCATGGTAGTATTGTAAGAGATGTTATCTCAGCTGAATTCCAGCAAAACAAAAATATAATTATTTGTAACGGAAGACTACAAAATAAAGCAAAGCTTTTTAAGAAATATAACAGAAGACTAAAATTAATCTTATACTAATAGTGCGACACTAGCTAGTATTAATAAATAGTAAGAGGCTAATGTCACAGAAAGAAAGAAGAATGGATTACCTGCATCGGCATAGAGTTACATATAAAAGAAATCCTATCTCAGACAAACCAACAGAGACATTTGACTGGGGATACTTTTACGAGAAGGGTACGCATGAATGCTATACACTCTTCGGCTCTAAGGCCAAAATCACTACTTATAAGAGTCTTAAATGGCATCTATATGTATTATGGTACTTGAATTCTAATATGACGCAAGAAGGCTTTAAAAAAATAGCTGAATATATATGTGATAATAGAAATAATTTTACTACCTTCAATGTTTCAGAGAGATTACTAGAAAGCATGGTATACGATGTATCCCTTATGGATCTAGATAAAGCTCCTCCTAATAAATTACGTAAAATAATATTCAAAGACTTTACTGGTCTTGATGTAAGACAAAAGTTATCTATTGTAGGTCACATGATAGGTAGAAGCAAAATATCTGAGTCTGAAATTTACGATGCTATGATAATAGTACACAGCAAGGAGAAAATAACCATAAGTAAATTAGCAAATTACCTTGGTTGCTCAACAAGAACAATATATAGAAACATGGGTAATGAACTTAAGAAAGAAAAAGAACTACTAAATAGACAGCTATGAAAAAATACAATATCCGAAATTATATAAGATATAAGGAGGATTTAAAAGCGTCTATGCCAGAAGACAAGTTTTATGACTACTATACAAGAGATGAACTAATAATAAAGTTTATGCCGTTGGTAGAAAACTTAGCTCGCAAGTTTGCAACATCTCAGCAAGCTTCAGGCGTATTAAGTATTAATGATTTAATACAAGAAGGTAATTCCGGATTAGTTAGAGCAGTAGATAAATTAGACTGGGATCAATTAATTGATTCAGAAGACATTGAAAAAACTTTAAAATCATTCTTAAGTAAAAGAATTAAGGGAGCTATAAGAAGAGCTATAGATATTAATAGAGGAGATGTAAAGATACCAGAACATAAATTAAATCAAATAAGAAAAAACCCTGAAGATAACAAAATGGTTTCTTTATTTTTTAATAGTGTATTCTCAAGCTATGATGACACTAATAATGACGAAGAAAACCCTGTGTATCAAATAGAAGATAACTCTGCTCCTTATAATATAGGATTAATGAATGCTTATCTATTAGGTTTAATGAGAGAATACTTAACTGAAAGACAATATGATGTATTAAGATATTCATATGGTTTAGATTGTGATAGAATGTCGGCAAAGAAAATTGCCTCTATATTAAACATGAGTATGGATACAGCTAATGTAAGAGTATCACAAATAAAAAAAGAAGCTATAGATAAACTAATAGCTAATACCGAACCTGATCAAGTAATAGATTACCTATAGAATAAACAATTTTACAAACGTACTACGACAGAGTGCAGATAATTTAATAAACCAAAACCAAATACCAATATGCAATTAAATGAAAAGCTGGCTACAATCCAGACAAAGTTCAAATCGAAAAAAAGTAGATTTAACTCCTTCGGCAAGTATAACTTCAGATCCGCCGAAGACATCCTTGAAGCAACTAAACCTTATTTACTAGAACTAGGTGTCTCAGTAATAATTAGCGAAAGATTAATAGAGTCTAATCAAGACTTTCCTATTCTAGAGTCTAAAGCTACTGTGTCTGATGGTGAAAATGCTATACACGCTACTTCAATCGTCGGAATCGACCTGGCTCAAAAAGGTATGCAAATGCCGCAAAAGTTTGGTAGTGCTTCTTCTTATGGAAAAAAATACGCTCTTGGAAATTTATTTCTAATCGATGACACTCAAGACAGTGATGCTCTTAATAAACCAACGCTTCAAGGAGAAGCATTAACAAAAGCAAAAGACTACTTAAAAGCAGGTGGTAAGTTGGATGCAATAAAATCTAAATATACTATTCCTGCTGAAACTTTAAAAACATTATGACAAGAAAAGAAGAACTAGATAAGCTTAGAATAGATGAGCATTATTACGGTGACTTTGGAAAGCAATTTCTAAGTAACTCAGATATCTCTAAGCTATTAACTAATCCTTTATCGCTAAGAGATGCTCAAAAGCAAATCCCAGCGTTTTTAGTAGGTGGTTACTTTCATACTGCAATTCTTGAACCTGAAAAGCTTAAGAAATTTAGAATAGTTGAAGCTACTACTAGAAATACTAAAGCATATAAAGAGATATCAGGTGGCGAAATGTGTTTGTTACAATCCGAAGTAGATAAGTTAGAAGTAATGATAGACACTATGATGTCTAATGAAATTTGCTTAGACTTAATACAAGGTAATAACATTGAATATGAAGTACCTGGTATTGCAAAGATAAATGGAAGACTTTGGAAAGGTAAAGCTGATATAATAAATCACGATCAAAAACTGGTTATTGATTTAAAAACAACAGCCGATATAACAAAATTCCGTTACTCTGCGCAAAAATATAATTATAACAGTCAAGCTTATATATATCGTGAATTGTTTGGTTATGAATTAATATTCATAGCTATAGATAAATCAACAAATCAAATAGGTATATACGATTGTTCAGAAGAATTCTATGCTAAAGGCAAGGATAAAGTTGAAAGAGCATGTGAAGCATATAAATTGTTTTACGAAAACCCGGATTTTAATCCACAAAATTATTTTATAAATCAAACACTATAATTATGGCAAGTATTATTAAAGCAAGTATCAATTTAAATGAAATTCCTAAAGAAAAGATCTATGTAGGAAAGAAGGGTAAGTATTTACCTATCACAATTACAATCAATGATGAAGTCGATCAGTTCGGTAATCAAGGACCTGTAGTTGTAGAACAATCAAAAGAAGAGCGCGAAGCTAAAGTAGCTAAGGTTTATCTTGGAAATGTAAAGGTAGTATGGACTAACGGAGATAATGTTGCAGCAGCACCAAGAACCGATCAGCCACAGCAAGCAGCAGCAGCACCAATGCCTGCAGACGATTTACCTTTTTAAGTACAGACAAACATATCCCTTTAGTAGGAGAATAATTAATTAAATTAAATTAAATAAATGCAGACAACAGAGATCAATGGATTTGAGATTGATGAATTCAATCAACATAAGCTTGAGGAAGGAAAGAAACAGGGTATATGCCCTAACTGTTCTCCTGATAGAAAACCCAAAAATGTAAAAGCAAAGTGTGCTTCTTACGACTGGGAACGTGGTCTCGGTACTTGTCACAATTGTAATACATCATTTCAATTACATACGTACCAACGTAAGGGAGCTAGTGAAAAAACCTACGTTAGACCAGTCACTAAGACTACTAGTGCGAATCCTGAGTTTGTCAGTGATAAAGTAATTGAATGGTTTAAAACAAGAGGAATATCTACTCAGACTCTTATTGATTTAAATATCAGTGAGGGTCCTGAGTTTATGCCTCAGACCGGTAAAACCGAGAATGTTATAAAGTTTAATTATTTTATGGGTGATCAACTTATTAATATTAAGTATCGCGATGGAAGAAAAAACTTTAAGTTATATAAGGGTGCTGAAAAAGTATTCTATAATATAAATAGTATAATAGGATATGAATATTGTGTTATAGTAGAAGGTGAAATGGATGTATTAGCATTGCATGAAGCCGGTATACCAAACGCTATATCTGTTCCTAATGGTGCAACTCTTAACACAAATAACTTAGAATACTTAGATGCTTGTATTGATTACTTTAGCGATAAAGAAAAGATAATATTAGCATGTGATTCCGATGAAGCTGGACAAGCATTACAATCTGAATTAGTCAGAAGGTTAGGCTCTGAAGTTTGTTATCTAGCATCATTCGATGATTGCAAAGATGCAAATGAATACCTACAAAAATATGGAAAACAAAAACTATCAGAGAGAATTGAAGGAGCAAGACCTGTACCTCTCGAGAATGTTACAACGTTCAGGGATGTTGAAGATGAAGTTACCGACTTTGTTCGCAATGGCTTTAAACCAGGATTTCAAGTTGGCCTTCAAAATTTTGACGATATCTTTTCAACTTACACTGGTCAATTCATTACTGTTACTGGCATTCCGTCTTCCGGTAAGTCAGATTTTGTCGATCAAATGGTTATTGGATACAATACTAATTATGGATGGAAAACGGCTTTTGCTTCGCCGGAGAATCAACCAACTTATTTACACGCTCATAAATTAATGCGTAAGACTTGGCAAGGCATGCCTACTAAAGAAGATATTGGTGGGGAAAGATGGAATCAAGTAGCTGATCATTGTAATAGTAATTATTTCCACATTGATATGGAACGTTATACTTTAGAATCTGTTCTTCGTAAAGGAGCTGAGCTAGTTAAACGTAAAGGTATTAAATGTTTAGTCATTGATCCATTCAATAAGGTAAGAGATGTAGATTGTAAGACTGAGGATGTTAATAGATATACTATGGAATACTTAATGAAGATTGAACTCTTTGCTAAGAAGTATGACGTATTAGTATTTATTGTTGCACATCCTACTAAGATGTATAAGAATCAACAAGGACAAATAGAAGAACCTACAATGTATAACATTAAAGGAGGAGGTGAATGGTATGATGCTTCTTATCATGGTATATTAGTTCATAGAGATTATGAACAGAAAACTGTTAAAGCTAAAGTGTTAAAAGTTAAGTTTCAAAACTTAGGTACTAATGGAGCTGAAGCACATTTTAAATGGGAACCGAAGTCAGGTTGTTTTATACCTCATGAACAAATTAATGTTAGCGGCGAAAAAATGCCATGGGAATAAATGGGTAGTGGTATAGGCAAGAAGCGTAAAGGTTCTATCGATATGGGTATAACCGGATATGATTCCAAAGATTGGGAAGCATATAGATGGTGTGTAAACAATGGCATAGCTATAGCACCTAAAGCAAAGTCTACCACTGAATGGTATGTTGTTATAACAAATAAAGGATCAACAAACCAAAGTCCCGAGAGTTATGAAAAGACTGTCATATGGCAGAAAATATTTGAATATTGTAAATACTATTATGAAAAACATAGAAAATGAATACAGAGGATTACTATCAGAAATACTCAACACAGGAATGGATAAGGAGGACCGAACAGGCACTGGGACGCGATCTATCTTCGGAAGAACTATACGACACCAGATGTCTGACGGGTTCCCCTTATTAACTGGAAAGAAAGTTTCTTTTAATGCAGCAAGAACAGAATTGCTTTGGATATTAAATGGTAGAACAGATTTAAAATACTTAGAAGATAACGGCGTTAAGTATTGGAGACCTGATTATGAAAGATCAGGCAGAACAGATGAAACATTAGGCCCAGTTTATGGAAAACAATGGCGCGATTTTGAAGGCGTAGATCAGCTTAAATCATTAGTGTATAGCATTAAGCTAGATCCTCAATCGAGGCGCTTAATAGTTAGCGCGTGGGCTCCGCAAGATCTAAAAGAAATGGCATTGCCTCCTTGTCATTACGCTTTCCAAGTTTATATAAACAAGGGTAAACTAGATTTAATGTGGCAACAAAGATCTGCTGATGTATTTTTAGGATTACCTTATGATATAGCAATGTATGGATTGCTACTAGAGATGTTAGCTAAAGGATCTGGATATGAGCCTGGAGAATTAATAGGTCAGTTAGGTGATTGTCATTTATACAACAATCATTTAGATCAAGCTAGGTTATACTTAACTAGATCAAATAGAGCTTTACCTAAGTTAGAATTAGACGAAGGCTTGTTTATAGCTAAAGATAGTCAAACACTTTATATACCATGCGATTTCGAAATTAAATTAAATAACTACAATCCTTATGCTGCAATTAAAGCAGAGTTAAGTGTTGGCAAATAATAAAAACTATGTATTATATTTATCACATTCCCGGTAAAAAAATTGGAGTTACACGTAATCTTTATACAAGAGTTACTAAGCAGCAAGGATATGCTAAAGGCGAGTATGAAGTTTTACTTGAAAGCGAGGATATAGATTATATATCAACTATGGAAATACAATTACAAAAAGCCCATGGTTACAAAATTGACAGACAATCATATAAAAATTTAACACAATCAAATAAAATGAAAATAAATTCTACAGAACAAACAAGTACATTCCCGTGTCCTTTAAATAAATTAAAAGGCAGATTATTAGATCAATTAGATATGGAATGGGAAACACCACACGGCAAATTTAAAGTAACACCATCAGCTGTTGATTGGATAATGTCAAACGCTAAAATCTCAATGTTTAATAAAGAGAGATGTTATATTTATAATAAAGCTTTTGAAGTAGCGATGGCAACTGTTGAAATTCCAGAAGAATTAGAAGAAAACATATATGATTCAATAAGAATATGGGCCAAAGATAAAGGTATATATTCTAAAGGTGATTCTAAAACTCAATATTTAAAATTAGTAGAAGAAGTTGGTGAATTAGCTGAAGCTTTGCTTAAGAATGATATAGCAGAAACTATTGATGCAATAGGGGATATTACAATAGTTTTGACTAACTTAGCAGCATTAGAAGATCTTAGAATAGAAGACTGCGTAACATCAGCTTATGATGTAATTAAAAATCGCAAGGGTAATATGATTAATGGAACCTTTGTAAAACAAACACTATAATGAAAACAAAACAAATAGAATTTAGAGATCCAGTTGTAGAAAGAGTTGTAACAAAGTTTGTATCAAGATCTGACGTAGGCTTTAAAAAGTATGGCGTAACTCTTGAGCAAGATCCAGCAGCAATGTTTGAATGGCTTAATCATTTACAAGAAGAACTTATGGATGCTGTATTGTATTTACAAAAAGCTAAAGAAGTTTACACAGAAGATTTACAAGAACAAGATGCGAAAACCTTTTAAAAGAAAGAGCGGCAAGCGAGGTCCAGTTAGAGCAAAGAAAGTATCATATGATGGTATTGACTTTGCTTCAGGACTTGAAAAGCATATGTACGTAGCCATGAAAGAAGCGGGCATAAAAAGCAAATATGAAGGAGAAACCTTTGTTTTATTAAATGGTTTTCATTTTGAAAATCAAGTCTATGAAAGACAAGCTAATGGTAAAGGAGATTATAAAAATAGAGGTGAGAAAAGAATTTTACCTATTAAATATACTCCAGACTTTATAGGTGAGGATTTTATAATTGAAACAAAAGGTAGAGCTAATGAGTCATTCCCAATGCGATGGAAACTATTTAAACAATTAGTTACTACTCAATTTCCAGGATATACTATTTATAAACCTCAAAATCAATTAGAATGTCAAGAGACAGTAAGGTTAATCCTTTCCAAGCAAAAAAAATAGCCAGACAAAAATATGCTGAGCGCCAAATTGACAAGTTTGTTAAATGGAGCTGGGAAATTAAAGGTAAGGTTAAATATAAAGATATAGTTGAACTACAAAAAAAACATGGAATTATATGAATTTTAAAGAAGATGAAGACAAAGGCGCTTGGATCCTAGAATTAGGAACTTATCCAGGTATATGCCTAGGTATGAGAACATATGCTGAATCAGAACAAACTACGTATGTGCTATACATACCTTTTGTTGATCTAGCCTTAACCGTTTATAAATAATGGGACTGTTCGATGAGCGCGTAGCGTATAAGCCTTTTGAGTATCCAGAATACTACACAGAGGGATGGTTAAAGCAAGCACAAGCATTTTGGTTACACACCGAGATAAGCATGCAAAGTGATATTAAAGATTGGAATGAAAAATTAGATGAAAAAGAAAAACACCTTGTTGGGAACATACTTCTTGGATTCGCGCAAACCGAATGCGCTGTTTCAGATTACTGGACCCAGAAAGTCGTATCGTGGTTTCCTAAACACGAAATACAACAGATGGCGATGATGTTTGGCTCGCAAGAGACTGTACATGCAGTAGCTTATAGCTATTTAAATGAAACATTAAAATTAGAAAATTATGAAGCTTTTTTACATGAACCCGCTACTGCTGAGCGGTTTAACAATTTGGTTGCTTACAGCGGTAATTCTAGCTCTGGTATCGCAAAATCATTGGCGGTCTTTAGCGCGTTCGCAGAAGGTGTCAGTTTATATTCTGCTTTTGCTGTATTGTATTCATTTCAGTTACGCAATTTACTTAAAGGTATAGGGCAACAAATGAAATGGTCTGTAAGAGATGAGTCTTTGCATAGTAAGATGGGTTGTCAATTATTCCGTCATATGTGTGAAGAAGACAATCAATTACTGCATTTATGTCGTGAAGATATAATAGCTGCTGCAGAAGCAATGGTTAAATTAGAAACTAAGTATATTGATAAGATGTTTGAAATGGGTGATATTGAAGGCATTAAAGCAATAGATCTAAAACACTTTATAAAGAAGAGAACAAATGAAAAACTTGTTGAATTGGGTTATGTTGACCCGGGATCGTATTTTGCATATGACACCGCGGCGGCTTCTAACCTTGATTGGTTTTATCATCTTACCGGGGGCGTTACCCACACTGATTTTTTTGCTATTCGTCCGACCGACTATTCGAAAGCAGGCGAAGGTGAAGACTATGAAGATATTTGGTAAACTTAAAAAACAATAAAATGAAAGAACAGACTTTATTAGAAATGAAAAACAAAATTGAGACTTTAGGTAAGATTACAAATTATCTTATGGCAGAAGCTCAAAACTTTAAAGACTTAGGAATAGGTACTTTAGAAACAATTAAACTAATGCCTGGATATGATCATGCTATTTCTGAACTACAAGCAAAAGCAGCAGAAGATATTGCAGAGAAAAAACTAGAAATATAATATGTGGAATGAAAACTGGATTAAAGGAGAAGATTACCCTGCGTGGGGTAATACAGACGTATACAAGAAGACTATATCCGGGGGATATTTATTCGACGGAGAAACGCCTAAAGAAGCATACCAAAGAGTCGCTAAAACAGTTGCTCGTAGATTATATAAGCCTGAAATGGCTGAAACGTTTTTTAGTTACATATGGAATGGATGGTTATGCCTCGCAAGTCCGGTACTTAGTAATACTGGTACTGACCGTGGCCTCCCTATCTCTTGCTTTGGCATTGATGTTGCAGACTCTATCCAGGACATAGGTCAAAAGAATTTAGAAATGATGTTGCTAGCTAAACACGGCGGCGGTGTAGGAATTGGTATTAATCAAATAAGACCTGCAGGAACTAGAATAACTGGAAATGGAACTTCTGATGGTGTTGTACCCTTCTGTAAAATATATGATTCTACTATATTAGCTACAAACCAAGGCTCAGTTAGAAGAGGTGCTGCGAGTGTTAATATGAATATAGAGCATGGGGATTTTGAAGACTGGCTTGAGATTAGAGAACCTAAAGGAGATGTAAATAGACAATCACTTAACTTGCATCAATGTGCAGTAGTAGGAGATAAGTTTATGCGTAAGCTAGAACAAGGAGATCCTGAATCTAGAAATAAATGGAGCAAGCTACTTAGAAAGCGTAAAGCAACAGGAGAACCTTATATTATGTTTAAAGGAAATGTTAATAAAGCTAATCCTCCAGCATATAAACAAAACGGATTAAAAGTTCATATGACAAACATATGCTCTGAAATTACATTACACACAGATGAAAACCATAGTTTTGTATGTTGTTTATCATCATTAAATTTAGCTAAGTATGAAGAGTGGAAAGACACTAACCTTATATATGACTCCATATTCTTTCTTGATGGCGTTATGGAAGAATTTATTCAGAGAGCCAAAGGCTTACGTGGGTTCGAAAACTCTATTCGATCTGCACAAAAAGGGAGAGCACTGGGATTGGGCGCACTTGGATGGCATACATATCTCCAGGAAAAAGGTATTCCTTTCGAAGGTTTATTATCTCAGTTTGAGACTAGGAAGATTTTTTCGCAGATTAAAATTGAAAGTGAGCGAGCTTCAATGGACCTTGCAGAGATCTATGGTGAACCTCTTTGGTGTGTTGGTACTGGTATGCGTAATACTCATTTGCGTGCTGTTGCTCCCACTGTATCTAATAGTAAGCTTAGTGGTAATGTTTCTGCGGGGATAGAACCTTGGGCTGCTAATGTATTTACAGAGCAAAGCGCTAAAGGAACTTTTATAAGGAAGAATCCTACATTAGTTAAGTTATTAAGAAAACACAAATTAAATAATGAAGAAGTATGGAATAAGATACTTGCTGACGGAGGTTCCGTACAAGATATTGATCAACTTAATGATATTAGAGTTGGGCATGATATACCTGCGAAAGAAGTTTTTAAAACTTTTAAAGAGATAAATCAATTAGAATTAGTTAAGCAGGCTGGATTAAGACAGCAGTATATAGATCAATCAGTAAGTTTAAACTTAGCTTTTCCAAGTGAAGCAACACCTAAGTGGCTTAACAAAGTGCATATGGATGCGTGGAAAAATGGAGTAAAAACTTTATATTATACTAGAACAGAAAGTGTTCTACGTGGAGATATTGCCGCTCAAGCAATGAATGAAGATTGCGTAGCGTGTGATGGTTAGTTAGTTAGTTAGTTGAAAAATGGGGAGGTTTAGTTAGCCTCCCTTTTTTTATTCAGTAACATTTCTATCTTGACCACCTCCTGAAGCCCTACTCCCGGCTTTACGCATAAACTTAGATGTTTTCTTTACTTCAACTTCCGCTGCTTCACGAGTATTTTTTCTACTTCCTGCTGCTTTTCTTATTTTTACCGGAGCACCGCTTTTTTTACAACTACCTTTAGCACCCTTCTTTGTGCCAGACACTCGACTATAACCTTTCCAGCATTTAGCAGGAGATTCATGGCCGTAGCCATCTTCTTTTAAATCTAAGTGTTCTTGATTTGTTTCAGCATTAACCTCTTTGCCAGATTTGCTATACATCTTGTGCTCTTTAAAATTTGCGGGCGATCCTATGTGATAACCGTTGTTTCCTAATAAGCCTAATCCTTGTGGTCCAATTCCTTTTGTTCTCATATTTTTTATTAATATACCCACATTACGTGAGTTGTTTTTGTTTTATCAATATCTGCATGAATAAATGTTTTGCCTACACCTATTCTAGTAAAGCCTACCTTTCTTAATATGCCTGTTAATTTAAATCTATCTATTGAGTTATTGCATGCAATATCAACAGCTAAACCTTTTAAATGAGATGACGTTACTTTTCCACCAACTTTTTTATTGTGATCAATAGAACGGTATCCTGAATTTATAATTACAGGGCCATACATTTTTCTTACAATTTCAAGCATAGCTAGTAATTCTTTACTCATATTCTCACCGCTACCTGGTTCGTCAGGCGAATCAAATTCTTCTATTTTAAAGTATCTCATTCATTATCTTTCTTTTTTACATATGACCATTTTGCTACAGTATAACCTATAGTGACAACCAGCAATATTATTTTTAACCAATCTTCAATTTGCGTATAAGTAGTTACGCCTATAGCGCTACCATTTATAATATACAACTTCAATTCACTTAAATTCATATTTTTTTATTTCTTCCAATTAGACTTTTTCCACTTTCTTTTCCACTCTTTTACTTTTCCAAAACCTTTTTTCTTAGGTCCTGTTTCAATTAATCCTAAATCCCATTGACTATAACCTAACATTAGTGCTATTGATTGCCATAATTTAGTATCATTATCCATAGCTACTCTTATATTATCCGCTTTTTTAATAGCTCTATCTACAGGAAGATTTGTTAAAGCAGACACTACTTGGCCACCTGCATAAAAAGCAGGATTATCTAAGCCATACCCAACCATTCTATCTCTAATCTTAGAATAACTAAATGCTCTACCAGCACTTTGTAACTTTCTTATCTTAGAAGATAAAGGAGGTGATAAATCCAAAACCTTGTCTGCAGCCTTAGTAAAATCAGGTCTGTCAGCTTTCGATTGTTTATCAATTTCCATTACTATATTTTTACCAGTAGAAACTATAGCTCCATAAATACCTAAACCTCTAAGTATGGTATCCATCATTGAATTTGCTATTCTAAGTTCCTTCTTATCCATTTCCTCTTCGTCATCGCCTAATGCTAAACTTGCAAATAATGCTGATTGTAAACTAGAAAATATAACGTTTTGAATAAAAGTATAATAAACTATTTTGGATATATTAGATTTAGGATCACCTCTATTGTTTTTAAGATCTAAGAAAGCTTTTTTCGTTAATCTCATGTATTGCATAGGGGTGTTTGCAAAAGCTAATATAATACGTCCTAATGGACTTGCTTGTTGTTGTGATATTCTATCAGGTCTAGACGATTGTTGTGTTTCTTCTGCTACTTCTTGAAAGTCTAAGAAAGCTTGTTCTTCAGCAGCTTTAGTGTCTAGTCCTTCGGACTTGTATTTATTAATTCTATTTCTTATAAATGATGCACCACCCATTGCAATAGCAAAACTATCCGCCATTTGTGTAGGTAAGAATCCCATTTTTAATATAGAAGATAATACTGCTTTTGATTTATTAGTTGCAGATTCTGCTGCACTAGCAATATCATCTGCATTCACATCATTCTTTAAACCAGATCTTCTTTGTTTAAGAAAATCAGAGTTAAATAACATTGCAAAATCTGACCAAAATTGTTTTTGATTAGCAAAAGCTGCAGCAGCTTTAGCGGGATTATTATCTCCCCAGTTAATAAAGTTAGCTATAGATAATGTTTGTAGTAATGCTGATCTTGTATTGAAAAACATTATTGTACCTACAGAATCGTTTATCCAATTCATAAATTTATTAGTAAGCTTGTTAGCTCCAGAAGGTCTATTTCTACCAGACTTCATTCGGTAAAGCATATCTTCCATAGCTTCTACATAATTATCACCATATGCCGCCCTAAGTTTGTTTAAATTTTCTTTAGAAAAGATTACATCCACATTGTCCTGCCATTCTTGTAAAAATTCAGCTCTCTTAGCGGTATTAACCATGTTAATAATATCAGTAGTAACCGTACCTGCTAGCCATCCATTATCCGGCTCTGGATAACCATTAAAAGCTTGTTCTAATTCATTAGCAAACCCTAATAAGCCTGGGCTATTTTCTACTAAATCTATTAATTCTTTTTGATCTGTTTTAGATAAACCAGGTATTTCAACACCTGCTTTAGCCCAAAGATATACTCTTACTGCAGCTTCATTTGTAAATCCAGTATCTCCTATTTTAGATAAACCTTTAGGAATGTTTTTAACACGCTTCTTTAAGGCTTTTACCATAGCGGTAGTTTGTTGCTTATAAGATTCAAAATCTCTAATACCTTTAGCAAAAGGATTAAATAATTTTTCTTTAAACCAAGCTGCATTAGCATCTCCTTTTTTACCTTTACCTAAGAGCCTACTAACCAAACCTGCAAAATCATCTGCAGATGGCGGAATAAAAAACTTAAACTTACCTTTGTTTCTACCTCTTACTTTACCTTTAGCATCAGAATATCTTTTTTTACTGTCTATATTTGTTGCACCTTCAACTATATCATTAAAGTCTTCATTCAATGATCTAGATAATTGTAATAGCGGTTGATTAAATACTTTTTCAATACCTTCTTTTGTCTCAAGAGTATAAGGAGAATTTTTTAAAGTACTAGCAACAATTTTTGGTTCAGATATTAAGCTCATGTAAACCGTACCTTTTTGTTGAACAGATCCTCTTTTAACTCGAACTGTTCCTCTAAAAGATGCATCTAATTCAGGTACGCCTAAATTATGTATATCTTTTCCCATAAAATATAAACCCTTGCCTCCTATTTGTATATAGTATACGCCTTTTTTATTATAATGATCAGCTACTCTTGATTTATCTAACTCTTCTGTTAATTTTATAAAATCTTTATAAGGTTTTGAATTTACAGCTTTCTCATAAGTTTTTTTACTTATAGAAGTTTTTAAAGGAATAGATTTAATATTTGTTCCTTCTTCTTTATTTACTATATCTAATATTTTTTGTAAGTTAGCAGAACCTTCTTGTGCTCTAGCCACTAAGCTTACTCCTCCAGGTATAGTAGTCGGATCTAATTTATCACCATTTTTTCTTAATATAACTATACCATCTTCTATACCTAATGTTACTTGGCCAAATCTAACTTTAGCATTCTTTTTAATCTCTAATAGTATTTTTATTTTTTTACCATTCTTTTTAGTAAATACAATATCAATATCACCTCCTCCAGTGCTATCGTAACCTTTAGATCCTTGTTGACCTTTTTTATCTTTTGTTATAATACTTAAGCCAGGTATATTTCTAGCTGCAGATTTTAAAGTCTTTAACACTAAAGATTCATATACAACTCCGCCAAAAGCATTACCTGTAAGTCGGCCCTTATCAATTAAATCATATATAAAATTCTTTATTCTAGCTGGAAACTTTAAAAACGCTGCGCTATCTGCATCAAGCCTAGAAGCTGCGTAAATATTATAAGTTCCTTTTTTATCCCTTAAATCAGATCCTTGTAAATTATTGTTTTTAGAAAACTGTATAATATCAAAACCTTTAGTTTCCCCTTTGTATCTATCAATCTTAGATTCTAAATCGTTTATTTGGGCATCGATAACTATTTTATTAGCTATATCTACAGCAGTTTCAGGAGCTATAGATTGTCTTGCTACTAATTTAGAAATATTTTCTTCAGTAGCATACTCCGCAATAAGTTCTTTAGTAACAGGCGTTATTATTTCTCTAGCTAATTGCTTTTGTCTTTCTAATATAGTATTCTTTTTACCGTCAAGAAAATAAGTTAAAAAAGTTTTCTTATTTATAGGTGGTATTTTATATATAGGATTACCTTCAGGTGTTAATTCTCTACCTAATCTTTCTATTTTAAATAAATTACTATAACTTTTTTTAATAGTTTTTATAGGCAATGCTTTAGTAACAATGTCAAAAGCTTTTTTACTATTTAAAAAATCTATATAACCAGCAGGTATAACAACCTTACCTTTAGATTCACCAATAGCTCCCCATTTTTTTAAAATCTTTTTAAATAATGTTTTATCTATATAATTTTCTAGCCAAGATATAAGATAAATTTCTCTACCTCTTTTAACTGAAATCATTTCAGATAATGTGCCTTTAGATGCGCGTGTTTTAAGCTCTCTATCTAACTCTGATTCTATTTCTGATATAAGTTTATCATCAACAATATCAAGCTCATCAAATGTAGCCTGGCCACGCTCTACTGTACCACTACGATCAATTGTTTGTTCATCTTTTGTGTTAGTTATATTTTTAGCGGAATCTACATCAGATTTTATACCTCCGTCTTCTTGAGATTCAATACCTAATCTTTTAGCTAAATCGTTTGCTCTTAAGTAACTTCTGTTTACTATAAATTTTTCTAATTCCTGAGAACCATTATACTCGTTCAAAACCATAGCTTCAATGTCACTACGCATAGATTCTTTAAATGAATCTCTAGTTACATTTCGTTTTGCATCATCTGCAATAGGATCATATAAAGCTTTTGTTCTATTTGTAACAACTTTGTCTATGATTTCTTTAATGCTTGATAAAACTTTCTGTTCTAATCTAGTTTGCTTAGGAGATTTTATAGGTTCCTTATTATACTTTTTAGCCAACGCCGCATTTTCTTCTGCTAATTTTTTAATGTTAGCTATATCGGCTGATGTTTCAGCGCTTTGCTCAGGTGTTAATGTTTTTGAAAATTGTTCTTCTTGTAATAGCTTAGCATCCGCAACTTTAGTTTTCTTTTCAACTTCAGCTTTCTTTATAGTAGATATAGCTTTGTCACTTAATTTACCAGCTTTTATACTTGTATTATACTCTTTAAGAAAGTTATATACTTCTTTACCGTTATCAAAAGATAATTTATCAAAGCCTTGCCCTTTAAATAATCTTATAATATTATCACCTAACTTTTCAAAGAATGTTTGATCGTATGTTATTTCATTTTTAATTATACCATCTGAAAAAATATTCATAAGCTCAATACCTGTAACCTCTTTAGTATATCCTCTTTCCTTTAATTGCGCGTCAACATAAGTTTTTTGTTTACCAGTCATTCTTGTTCTAAACTGCTTAACAAATTCTCCTTGCGTTTTAGCTCCTCCAATTAAAGCATTAAATATAGGATGCAATACTTCGTGACTTGCAACGGATATTGCGCCTGTGTTTCCAGTTGCAATATTTATACTTCTTTTAGCTTGCGCTTTATTTATATAAACTTTACCGTTCCCAACAAATATACCATCAACAGCATTTTCTTTTAAATATTCTTCAGTAATATTTAATTCTTTAGATGTTTCACTATAAAAAGATTCATCATTTTCAAAAACCACAGGCTCTACGCCTATTTCTTCTTGAGCATCTGTAAGAGCTTTAACATTTTTATTAAAACTTTCTTCAAATTTAGTTTCAACAGCTTCAGCAACAGCTTTCTGTCTTTGATCTATTGTTGCATCAATCTGTGAATTAGTATATTTATCTGAAATAATAGTAAGCTTTTCTTGTATTTGTGCAAGCTTAGTTTTATTACCTTCTCTATTGCCTTTTAATTTATCGTATTCTTTTGTTAACTTTATAGCTTCTGTTCTATCCTTTACATCATTTATCCTACTATCTACTTGTTGATCTGCAGATATGTTTTGTCTTCTATTGTCTACTATTTTTTGTACAGCTGGAGAATCATCAATTTTAATGTCAGCTTTTACATAAGACAAATCGTCCATAATTTTTAAAGCATCGGACATTTGCTTACCATTCATTTTTTGCCCGTTAATAGAATAAGAAGGATTGCCTTTTTTCATGCCTTTAACAGCCGTTACGATTGTTGCTGATTTATCAGCGAAAGCTTCTAAAGCAATTTCCTCAAAGTTATATTCTTGACCAGCAGCTTTTTGACCTAAATATTCACCAAAACCTGATCCTACTGTTTCAACAGAACCAGCGGCTAATCCTGTTATTGGCTTTGTTAAAGCACTTGCTGCACTTTTACTTACCGCTCCAAAAACAAGTTTTCCAGTTCCAAAAGTAGCCATGTTAACTGCAAAATCAACACTTCCTATTGTCAAACCTCTTGCTAAAGCTTTGTTTGTTATATCATTAAATCTTTCTTTATCAGAAGTAAGTTCCCTTACATAAGCTATTCTTTGCTTATCATCCATAGCCCCCCACTCGACACCTGTTTCTTCAGCCGATTCCTGAAGAAGCTGAGCGGTTGTAAGACCTGTTTCCATAGCAGCGGTAATTCCACTCATAGCTCCACTTACTGCTCCTAGCTTAGCACCTATTGCTGCTCCAGGTAATGCACCAACACCGCCAAATAATGCTCCAACTCCCGCACCTGCACCTGCACCTGCTGTGGCTCCTGCTCCTGATCCTGCTGCGGAACTAGCTCTAACCTCGCCGCTATCTATAAAACTGGCAGCCATCATAGAAAGAGAAGAAACAAACATGCTAGTTAAAGCGGAAGGATTATCCCAATAAGCACCCATAAAAGCACCCATGCCTGTGTAGCCTTCTTCCTTTAGTTTAGCCATTTTAGCGGAAGCTTCAAGTTGCTCTTTAGACATTCCTGCGTTTTCTACTCGTCTACCTGCTATTATTAAATCCTCAACTTCTTGATCAGACATATTACTGCCCTTATTAAATAAGTCAAAAGATTCATCAACACTTGCTCCTGTAGATATTCCGCTTTTTACAGCTCTATATGTATCACTAACAAAATCAACAAGACCAAACAGTTTGTCTTCAGCATCTTCTTTTTCGCCTAAAAAGTTTTCTAACCAAGTATTTTTTTCAATAGGTGAATCCGATAAAGTATTTTCCGATTTGAATCCCGTATCTTTTTTTCCTGACTCCACACTTGGATTCGCACTTGCAGAGTCGTTTGTCTTTGCTACAAGAGCATTGCTTTTCCATTCGCTAAATTCGCTTTTTGTATAATCGTTATCTTTTAAATAATTGTATACATTAGCTTGCACATCTTCATTTTCATTTAGATTTGTTTGCCATGAATCAAAGTCTGAATCCGTTTTACCTTTTGAAGATAATTCGTTCCATATGTTTTTTAAAATGTTCTCTGCCATAAAATTTAATTTAACCGAAGTTACCTGGTGATTCTATTTTTTCTTCTTCAACTATTACTTCTTCGTTATTCTTTTCTTGCTTACTGCCTCTACCTTTGTAAGTTTCATATTGACCTAAATGATAGTTTTGAGCTTTACCAGAGAAGCCGGAATTCTGTATGTAAAATTCATATAAAGCTTGAGGGTTGTTTACATCTATATTTGTTCCATAAGAATCTGCAGGATTTGCGGCATTAAATTTAAATATTTGAGCATTACCGTATTCTTTAGTAAACTCTACATCAGCCTCTTCCATTTCATCATCATCAAAATCATTTCCTACCATCCATCGAGTAAGCATTCTATCTCTACTAATATAAGGGTTTGATTTAGCTGTAGGATCTATAGCATTTATTTGATTAACTATATTATTGTTTTTATCAATACCAGGAGTTTCATTTGCTAATTCAGAGAATCCCATTGCCTTATTAATAACAGGACCTGATAAATCAATTTCATCATTCAAAGCTCCACTAAAACCAGTCTTGCTTCCTCTTCTTCCGCTTCCACTATTTGCTGGTCTTTTTTCAGCAGCACCTTGAGCAGCACTATCTACCATGGCATCCATATAGCTATTAAGAACTGTTTCTCTTAATAGATCTTCATTAGCCGGTTCAAAAAGTGATGGGTCTTCTAAATTTAAACCACCTTCAATTAAAAAATCATCAGACGCTAAAGATAACAATGTATCTCTACCTCCTGAATTTATCATGTTTTTTAATTTATTTCTAACCATATTTTGCCTAGCACCACTTAAAGATTTACCTGCGCTATACACACTCTCGTTTAGCTGTAAAATTTTATCAGCAGAAGCAAAATCTTTTAAGAAAGGCTTTTCAATAGTTGCATAGTTAGCATATTTGCCATCTTCTTCATTCCAAAAATTTAAGTTACCACCTTTACCTATTCCCATTATGCCTTGATCCGTAAATATATCTCCAGCATTTTTCAAAGCACCTAATTTATTACCATCAGATAATCTTTGATCATCAAAATCTTTTAAGTATGCTATTTTTTCTTCTTTATATGTACCCATTTGGCCTGCTAAATTAGAAAAGCTGCTTTGAATACCATTCATTTTATCTCTAAGCTCCATGTACCTCCCAGAAGAAGGATCATCTATTTTAGCTATTTGAGTAGCGTACTCCGCGTATTTTTGTTTGTTTTCTACTAGATAGTTAGAAACTGCTGAATTTTGTTCTCCTGTTAATTGAGTTAAATCAATATCAGAGTTTAATGAATTTATATAAGCACCTACTTTAGTATTAACTAAAGCTTTTTTTGCCATGTTTTGAGCAGTCATTATAGCTAACTCTTGTCCGGTTTCTTTTGCTACAGCTTGAGCACGATCTCCCCAGGTAGATTCTTTACTCTGGCCTAATAGTGCAGCGCCTTTTACTAAATTTATATTCATAGTTTTATTATTTATTATGGGCCACTTGCAGAACCTCCGGGTGCGCCTAAAAATTCTCCAAAAGCACCACCTTTATCAATTGCTCCAGAAGCAAATCCTCCTAATGTTGCACCAACTACTCCGGTAACACCTCCTACTATATCATTAGTAGCATCTTGTCTTGCTTTATTTGCCGCACCTAATCTTTGTTGCGACATACCTAATAATGTTTCCGTTTTATCTTTTTCTGCATCTCTAGATATTAATTCACCTTTTCTTTCGTACAATTGTATATTTCCAGCTTGTTTACGTTCTGCTGCTTGGTTACCTTGTTCTTGTCTTCCAATATCCAGTGAAGCTTGTCTTGTTTGTGCTTGTTGTTGCCCAGCTAATGATTGAGCTAAAGAAGCAATTCCAGATCCACCTGCAGCACCCTGAAGTCCTGACATAACATTAGACAATCCTTGATTAGATTGTTCGGCAGCAAATTGTGCAGCACCTTGATTAACGGTAAGATCCTCCATAGTATTTTCCATACCTTCATAAACATTAGACGTATCTAAGTTTTCAAATTGACTTTTTCTATTATTGTAATCTGTCTGAGCAGCGCGTTGTTCACGCTTTCTTTTTCCGCTACCTATTATTCCGCTAGCTATTCCGGTAAGACCACCTACTATTTGTCCTATCATTTAATTAAGTTTTATAGTTTTATTATTACGTATTATTTACTGCTCTCAAATATTTCGGTACCTACAGAGAACAATTCAGCATATTTAGTTGATTCATTTACAAATTGAGCCTCAGCATAGTATCCTTTTAAAGAACTTACAACACCTATAGGATTTTTTACATAGAATATAAAATCAGCTGCTGCTGGAGGAATTACACCCGCTGGAGCATTAATTACTATTGTAATAGGACTAATTGTTATTGATGTTATTGGTCCCATTTGAACCTCTAAGTTAGTTGAAGCATCTAAATACCATGCTATATCTCCTACTTGAATACCTTCCGGTAAAGCGTTTGTAAACGTTAAAGTTATATTTGCCATATTTATATTTTAAGGTGTTACGCAACTAGCACAATTGTTCCAAGGTCCAGAAACTGCATCTATAAAATAACTAGGTGCTGAACTATTTATTCCCGTAATAGTAGCACAAATTATTGGAGCAATAGCAGATGCTTTAACATAAACAACATCCCCTATATTATAAGTCTGCGATAATAATATTGATTGACTTCCATTAAATCCATTTGTTCTGTGTATGTTATAAGTTGCACTACTTGAACAAGCTGTTGCTGAATATGAAGTTTGAGGTGAACAACTAGGGCAATTTGATAAAAGTCCTAGCGTAGATCCTGATTGTTGTCTATATTGTTTTTGAGCCATTTTTTAAGGTTGAGGTTGACATGTTATATTATCGCTATAAAATCCGTTTGCTGCAGCAATTGTTAATGCTTGATTACTAAATAATCCGTTATTATTAAGGAATGTTTCACCAGCTCCTACAAATACATTTACAGAAGTAGCAGTTCCACAGCATAAAGTGTTTTGTGTTGTAGCATAACATAATTCTAAAGAAACAAAGCAACTAGGGCAAGGTGTTGTTGTAGTTGTTGTAAAGGCTGATCCATTCCAATATCTATGACCTACTGATGTAGCATAAAATCCTGCTGGAGCTAAAATTGTGCCTCCAGAATTAGTGTATATTAGCGTAGCTGTTTGAAAACTAGTAGAATTAAAATAGTATGTAGCAGTGGTACCGCAACAAGCCGTAGAACTATTTAAAGCATTATATCCCGCCTGTAAAGCCACCAAAGTAGTACCTACTTTATTTATTACATTATCTAAATTAAGAGTAAAAGTAACATCTGCTTCTCCAAATTCAACTACTTGAACAGACAAGGCTATTGTAACACTTTGAGCATTAACTTGAGTAGCTGTAATTGTTGCACCGTCTATAATATTACCTTTTGTTCTATATACTTCTAATACACCTCCTGCTGCAATTGTAATATTTGGGCTTACTGTTAATACATTTCCAGCAACTCCCGTAACTTTAAATTGAAAAGGTGCAGAATCGCCTCCTGATACTAGTTGATTAAATTCATCATTTACAAGTATACCGGTAGCATTAACCAAAGTTATTGTAGATGAATTTGTTACACTTGTAACAACAGTAGGGTCAATACCTAATCCTTGCGTAAACAAAAAGTCATCCATTTCAATATCACCATCATAAGTTATAGTGCTAGGGGAAGCTATGGTTAACGGCCAAGAGGCTGTCATAAATGTGTTTACTGGAGACGCAAAAGCAGTACCTTGCCTAGTAAATGTTGTAAAGCCAGTAACCCCAACGCTCGATGACCCCGCTATAGATATAGTTGGGTTAATAGCATATTGAGTTAATATTATAGGATTAGTTTGAGGAAAGCCAGATGCAAGATCTCCAGATAATGTAATCGTATAGACAGTATTAGCTGTTGCTCCTGTTATATCTGGAAAAACTATTGTTGTTGTATAAACCCCAGTAATACCCATAGTAGCATTTAATTCAGCATTGTAAGAATTACCAGAAGTATCTGTTACAAGCACTGTAAACACAGCCCCAGAATCTCCGTACAATGTTAATACTCTTTGAGCCCCTCCTAAAGAAACCTGGGAGGTATCAAATAAGTAAGATGTTATTTCTTGAGCAGGCACAAATATAAGATCTGAAGGTATTTTTATATCTATAAAATCTCCCGCTACATTATTAATAGGATATGTGTAACTACAATTTAAAGCATAAACAGTTAAGTTACCTGCCGCGTCATATGTAGGTGTTTGAACAACTGTATAGTTAGCTTGATTACCTGTAACAATATTAGCAGAAGGATTTTTTAAATAATAACCTGTAGCAGCGGTATATGTTTTTGAAAACAAAGCATCAGTTTCTCCAAATGCTCCGGAATCATTATAAACGACAGCTGTTTGACTTACAGGTGTTACATTAGTTCCTACTGTAGAAGTAAATGTTCCGGCTATAGTTATAAGACTAACTGCAGCATCGCCAACAATACATAATGGAATATTATAATTATTTGCAGGCATTATAAAACCAGTCTTAAAAGTTACGGTACACGTTACATTTAATCCCGATTGAGCAAATACTACAGTTTGTACAGCCGGATCAGAAAAGCTTGCATCTAAAGAAAAATCCGCGGATGTAGCAGTATAGCCTGCATTTGGCTTTATAGTAATTACGGCTGTTGGGAATTCAATATATACGGGAGTAAACTCACCCACCTGGTATATTACCGATGTAAAATTATAATTATTAATTGTTATTGGCATATTATATTATTTTATGAGCAAGTGTAACTAAAAGTATTATATATTTCTATTGCTGTTATAATTCCTGTACCATTTGTAGTAACTATTACCGTATTATTGTCAGGTTTATTTGCTTCAACAGTCCATGTACTTCCAAAAGGCATAACGCTTCCCGTAGCTAAATTATAAACTTCTTTTCTACTGTAGCCAGGATTACCTGAACTATTTACATTCTTTTTAGCAAAAGTGCCATTTGACAATTTGCTATATAATTGTGTGCCTACAACAAAATTAGCAGGGCTATACCAATAAGAAGTTGGAACACTCCATTGACCACCTGAGCGTGTTTCTGGATCAAGGGCTAACCATGAAGTCATAAACCCTTTTATTGAGCAAACTAACGCCGCACTTGTAACAACTGGTATACTAAAAAATAAATGTGGTACACTAGGATCATTTACTCCCGCTGTTCCTCTTAATGAATAAGTAGGATCTCCAATACATGCAGCTAAAGTGTTATACTGTATTATACTTGTAATTGTACCGGCAGCATTTATAGTTATTAATTTATATGTATTAGGCACAGCCAGCGAGTTATTTGCGTCTAAAGAAGCATTACTTAATGTTGTTGCTCCATTGTACAATATAGTCATTCCTGAAGTTGTAATTGCAGGTAATAACGTGTTATTATCATATAACACCGCTCCAACAATTAAACCAACTGTAGAAATATATTTAAGTTGCAAATCGCCAACAAGTACATCAGTATAATCTTGATTCCTTAAATCGTAATAAGCTTCAATATTACATTTAGCATTTTGAGGAGTATCAGGACGTATATCCACTGAATTTAATTTTGGATATGACCATAAATAAAACCCGGATATTAATGTATCTGGCACAGAACCACCGGAGCTGCTACATGCTGGATCAATAGTTACAGTTAACAAATAATCTTGAGGATCAGCTTCTACTGCACTATTACCAATACCATCACCTGTTTTACATACTTTTAATGCTTTTATATAATTAAAGTATTTACCTTCTTTATTTTCAAATTCTTTTACTTCTCCAGATTCAAGGTTTGTTCTAACATAATCAACGCGCCAGCCTTCTTTTTTTACTTGAGTAGAAGTAGGTATACTTTGATTTGCGTTAATTTCAGCTATAGAATACCATTGATTATTATATTCGTATTCTAATTCTCTTGAATTTGTACCGGTATAATTTAAAGTAGCATAGCCTTTTACTACATTAGGCATTTCATTTATAACAACATTAAAAGAACTTAAGTATTGAATACCATAAAAGTTATTGTATACATTGTTTATATTATGTTCCCACACTAAACCTTTATTAAAAGTATAGTATATATTATTTAAAGATATACCGCTTTCAGGTAAAAATGATTTTCTACTTGTCCATCCGTTAACTGTTTCTTTAAAAGATATTGTAGTGGGAAATGATTCTTTTGCATCAAAAGGTGTTAAAGGTGTTTCGCAAGCAGCAGATAACTGATAAGCAGTGTCTGCAGATAATATGGTTCTCCACTCTGGGCTAACGCTATCAAGCTTAAGGTTATATAATCCTTTATCCTCGTCATAACTTCCTATTAAGTTTTTAGATGATCTTAAGTTATCTGAAAAGAAATCATCCATACCTTTAGTAGATATTTCCGTTATACCATCTCTTGATAATCTTATTACAGATCCTCTATTTTTATCCGCAAAATATACTCTAAAACCATAATCTGCAAAAGACTCCGGGTTTTTTGATATACCAAAATCTCCGGCATAAGGAACAGTTTGCCCTAGCACTGCCTTATTACTTGTTACGTTTACATTACCATCAGCATTAAATAAAGCATCTTTATTTGCTAATACTCTAAAACATTTATCTTCACATAAAGTTATTAAGTCAGTATCTCTAGCATGCAATTTTTGTATTGTACCATAAATAGGATTTAAATCCTTAGTAATAGGCAATGCTTGTATAAATTGATTTAATCTGTTTATACCTGATGTTGAATTAAATATTTGAGAAAATATAAACCCACTACCTCTTCTTTCAGCCGCATAAGGCTCATCTAGTACTGTAGATACTTTGGGTCCTTTGTCTATAAAAACAGCGTTATAATCATCTCTTATCCTATTTGATTCTACACCTGTACCATATGAATAACAATTCATCCAGGCTAACGATTGATTTGCTACATTATAATTAGCTATAGGTAACGAGTCACTAGCTTCATAATATAAATCTAAATCAACAGTTTCTTTCGGTTCTGTTTCAAATATTGCTGGGTTTTGAGAAGTTAATTTTTTACCTGCAGATATTACAGGTTCAAGTGCTTGAATTGAAGGTAAAACAGTTTCCAAGGCATCCCATTCATTAACTAAAGGAAACCAATCTTCTGTTATTTCATTGTCTAATTCTATATAAATAATGTATTTTTGATTATATGTAGCGGTAGAATGCTCACAAGGACCCAGGAATTCTTGAATTGTTCTTCTACCTCTATAGGATCTTTGCGATATAGCAACTACAACATTATATACTTGGCTATAAGCTCCATCAACTTTATTTTGAAACCTTATTGCTGCTCCAGGGGATAAAAATCCATCTGGTGTAGCTGTTGAAGCGGCCCAATTTCCCCCTTCATATTGACTAACACTAGAACTCCCAAACATTTGATTTACAAATTCACCTGTACCACCGGCTTTTCCACCAGCATATATTACTCCAAATTTTCTTGAACCTCTAGTAGGTGGCTGAAAATTACCAAGCTTATTAGCGTCTGGAGAATAATTTGTATTAGTAATAGAATGACCTATTCCTCCATTCCATCCAAGCACTTTTAAAGCGGGAGCGTGATTACCACAGCCAGGTACTGTACTTCTAGCACCAACGTCCGCATATAAAAAACTATCTGGAAGACCAGCATTATTATTATAATTTCTTCCTCTATCAGCTACAAATTCATCCAGTATTGAATACTGCACAGGCATAGCCGCAAACGAAGCTATAACATTTGTATCAAAAGCAAAATTTCTTTGTACTTTAGCAAAAAATCTACCAGCAAATTCAGGCTTGTTTTTTACTTCGTCTTCAAGTATTGTTACAGTATAATCTGCTCCAACAGCTATATTTGCTAAAAAAGCAGCATCAGGGCCTAATGCTCTATCTAACACTAAATTATAATCAATTTTAGTTTGAGCTCCATTAGGATTAGAAGTTCTTGAAACAGCTACATCATATATATCAGAAACACTTGCTCCTGAAGTAAATCTTACTTTGTTACCGTTTAACGACGCTCCAAAGTCTAAATTTATATCAGATGTGGGTCCTTCAAAATTTAAAGAAAGAAATCCAACTTCAACTGTAGTTTTTTGCTCTACTATGCTTGATGTAATTACCGTATCAAAAGTAGATATAAATTCAGGAGCTTCTGCTTCAATAGAAATTATCTTGTACCTATTTAAACCTAAAACCTGTTTGTTTGTATCGTGTTGCTTTTTTAATATAAGATATGTTTCTTCATCAACTTTGTTTCTTTCTGAAGATGGAAAAGATAACCAAACATTACCGTCTTCCGCTTCATAAAATCTATCTAAAGCTAAATTGTAATATTCGGTTGATATTTCTTTTATAAAAAATTTATAATGAGTAGCAAACGAAGGGGCTACATTTGATGGCGATATTGTTAACTTGTTTGTTTTATTAGAATCAACTACATCTATTTTAATACTACCCTGCTTACTTGTAAATACAGGAGTTTCTCTGCCATAAGCATCTATATAAACTACACCAGCTTGGTAAGTTCTTATAGATTTAACTGAAGGAAAAGGAAATTGTATTTTAGTAGGATCTGCAATCGCGGGATGATTAGTAGGGGTGTTTGTTAAATTTAAAGTAGTAGTTCCTACATCGTAATTTTGTAAATAATTACCGTAAACGATTCTATTACCTATAATTTCCTGGCTTTTAGCCGCTCTTGGTACATTATCCCAGGGTCTCAATATTTGATTAGCTTCAACTACAGCTCCTATAAGTTCTGTTTCAACTTGAAAAGTACTAGGCAATACGGCAAAGTCAGATCTTTTTAAAGTTTCTACCCTATATACTGCCTGAGTATTGCTTTCTTTAAATAAAATATCTAATTCTACAACTTCTTGACTATCCCAAGCTAAGTTGCCTATTTCAAGAAGCCTAATATTATTAGTCATACCTTCGTTAAATCCATCAGAAGATAAATATTCAAACTTGCCGCCAACAAAAGCAACTTCTGAAAAAGGTGAAAAACAAGAATATTCATTATCAATAAACTTCCATCTATATGCAAATCTAGGAAAAACATATTCGAACATAGGAGCTTCTTCTACTAATATAGCGTCCCAGCTATAAACTATTATATTTTCATTTGAATTTCTAAAAGTTAAAATGTCATTAGAAATGGCTTGTATTTGGCCTGTTATTGTTGTATTATTTACAGCAGTAAGCTTAAGGCTTATAGTGTACTTGTAATTTGTAAAAAACTCTGTAGTAAAATCCGCTTCTAACTCAATGATATCACTTGCAACCCATGCTGTAGGTATTGTATTAACTACAAATGTTATTTCGCCATTCCAGTTTGGTATAGACGATGCAGCATAAAAAGTTGGCGAGTTAGCTATATTAACTAAGTATTGACCATAAGTATCTAAAGGAACTCTGCTTAAAGGATCAAGTGAAACATTTTCTACATAAGTAAAATTAATAGTAGCCGGTACTGCCATTGTTGTGCTAACAGGCAGCAATCCTGTTCCAGGTATATTGGGTCCGTGCTTACTGGCGCTAGCGGTAATTATAGGAGCGGCTAACGGTGAAATTTTAATAACTGTTATATCTGCTTCCGTAAAATTAGGCTGGCCGTTTAAATTTTCTAAATATGTTTGTTGATCAGAAATATATTTAGGTATTTTAGTATGCGTAAGAAAATCAGTAGATCCAGTCTTAAACTTATTTATGTTTATTTTTTTTGGTTCTGTTTGATCATCTGTCCAAAATATAAAATCTTCAATTATATTTATACCAGTTATAAGATAATCTTTTGTAAACTTAAGTATATTTAAAGTATCAACTATTACTGGAGCAATAGATTTTGTTGTTTGATTATATTCTGCAATTGTACTAATACTATCAGACGCTATAAACCAATATATCTTTTCTGAAACATCGTTTCTAATGGACCCAATGCAGACCGGGTTAGATAATGCATCTATATAAGACCCGGACCATTCACGACCCCCTAATTGACCTCTACGCTCAAGTGTGCCTTTTATGTTCTGTAAAGAACCAACATTACCATTTTCTGAGTTTGCTAAATCTAAATTTAAAGCATCTCGGTATTCACCGTTAGGAACAAGTCTTTCGTCAAGATCTTTGTTCATTCTTCCGGCCTGGAAAACATGTACAAACTCTGGCATATGTTAGTGTTTTATAATTTTAGATTTATTACGCATTACTTGTGTAATCTCTTCAATTTTAATATTAGATAATCTTAATTTAGCAGTTCTTTTTGCAGCTCCTCTTTCTTTTTTAAATCTAGAAACTAAATACTCAGGAACATTTGTTCTTGTCGAAAGTATTGCGTAAGCCATATATTTATATAAAGCATCTTCTGCAAATTTATGTACAGACATATCCTCGTCTTTTTGTACACCGTCTGATATATATTTTAAAGTAACTATTCTTCCGACAAAACTTGAATCAAAAAATATAATACCTTGTAGTTGATCTATATAGAATACACCATTTGTTTGAGCTTGCTCTGGAGATAATCCGTATCGTTGCCCGTAATGGTTTATAGCTACAATTTCTCTTGTAGGTAAATCTAAATTTTGATTAGGTGTACTTCTTTGAAACTTTTTTTGTGTTTCTGATGATTGCGCAGAAACTATTTCACGATCCTGTTCGTCAAATAAGTATTCATAGTTATCATCTTGTAATATAGGAAAAGGATTACTTGTTTTCATAGCAGGATATATAACTCTTTCAATACCATTACTATCTGTCCATGTAAGTTTTACGTAATTTACATAATCTTTTGGCAAAACAAAGTTTAAGTTAGGTCCAATTTCAATCTCTTGACTTAACACTGAAGGTAGTATATCGAAACTAAATTCTTGTATACCGCGTTGAGCATGAAAAGCAACATCTGTTCTTTTTACTTTTGGAATGATCTTGTCTTCACCTGTATATGATATAATAAAATTATTAATAATATCTTTTATACTGACAAATTGATAATTGCCATAATCTTCATCCCAGCTATTCCATACCCCGTCAGGGCCTAAATAGTATTGTTCGTCTGTTTGATTTATTAAACTCATATATTATGCTTTTTCTTGTCTAATTGTTTCTTGTTCTTCTGCATTAAATACTTGATAAAGATTTAAATCTTTTATAAGTATACCAGCTAATTCTAATATTTTAACAACAAGGTCTGCTTCATCTGACTCATGCAATTCAAAATTTATTGAAGTTGTTGCATCATATAAAGGTTCATTAAATACTATTTTATAACCCCAATTTACAACCGCAGGAGTTTTTATATAATAATAATCTACTTCCGCAGGAAGTATAACCTCTGTATTTCCGTATACTTTAATACCTGAAGTATTTGATACAAAAACAGGTCTAATGTTTTTTGGCTTTGTAAAAGGAGAAGCATCTATATATAAGAATTCATTAGCGTTTATACGCTCTGCTTCTACATTTTCTATTGTAGTTGTTCCAAACGAGTTTGTTGTGGAGTTCTTATATACTACAGTACCTAATCTATAAAGATTGGGTGGTTGAATAAAATGAGTGTTTGCAGAATTCCTTGTAGGAGCTGCAACTGTTTCAAATATATTAATTTTTTCGTTAAGTAAAGTTACCATGTCTGAGTACTCTGTACTGTTTCCTGGTATCCTACCAAATTGATTTATATCATAGAAATATTGTTCAAATATATCTTGTTGTGCTTGATTAGCGAATAAGTTAAATTCCTGAGCGGTTACATAACCTCTTTGCTCTTTGTTAAGTATTCCGAGCACTCTTTGATAAACAGTGTTTACGCTTATTGCCATTTGTATGTTTTTTATTATTATAATAATTAGGCCACTACTACAGCAGCCTAACTACTATAGAGTAACTTATCTAAGTTTCTTTAATATTGCTTTGTAAACTTCCATTCCATCATCAGTCTTAAAATAAGAAGCTAATGCAGAATAAGGATGCTCATCAAAAGGTATTGTCATTAATTTTCTACCACCATCTCCATACGTAAAAGTTCTTTGATCACCAGATAATTGCAAGAATCCTTGCTCTACCGCTTTAGCGCCAGTATTTCTTAATTGTATGTGATCATCATTAGCTAAATCTAAAAATAATACTGGATTTTTTTTAGCAAACAACATTATGTCTCTTTTAAGTTCACTAGAAGAAAGCTTTGTAACTCCTTCTCCATATTCTGATCTTAAAATTGCTTCAGCATGATCTATATCTAAACTTTTAGCTTTAATTAAAGCTTCTAATTCTAATTCAATCCAATCTAAATGATTTTCAGAATCTTTTACTTCATCAAGTTCTTTATAAATAAGATCTTTTAAAGGATGATATATTGATAATAATTTTTGTAAATTTTGTTGTTCTTTAGGAACACTAATTGAACCATTTCTTAATATGATACGGCCTAAGGTTGATGTACCTACTTGCTCGTCTGCAAATATAGATTTTTGATTAGTAGCATATCTAATTTCTCTTTGTGAACCTGATTCTTTATCGAAATAAAGTAAAGGTTTACGAGAGGAATGCTTACACGGTAATGTAAATATTAAAGGAGAATTACCTGTTATTAAAAAGTATGTTCTATCTTTAAATTCAAATTCCTGTTTTACTTGTTTACTTACTTTTGGTTGAGTCGCAATCTCAACTGGTTTTGCTACTGTAGCTTGTTTAGCCATGATATAATAAGATTAAATATTTATAAAAGTAATGATTACCCCCGTAAATACAACGAGGGTAAAAATTACATTAATTAATTATGCTGCTATTTTCTTTAACAACACAAAATTGTTTGCTGCTTGTACACATAAACATCTTTCTGATAAAAAGTGAACGTTCATTGCATCTTCGTCGCTTGTATAGTTTCCACCAACAGATCCAGTGATCCAAGATTTCATCTTTCTATCGTCAGCTTCAGAAGCTCTATAACGAATATGTAAGAATGGTCTTGAAATGTTCTGTCCTAATTGTTGGTCATATACTGTAGACGTTCCAGCTGGAACCATTACACCGTCAATATCATCAATTAATCCACGAGTAGTAGCGTCATTTAAGTATTTCCAGTCAGTTTTGTAGAAATCATAAGATCCTCTACGGAAACCACTAAACCCTAAGTTAAGTGCCATATCTTCTGAATTGTTAAATACTCCGTAAGAAGTTCCTCCAGTTCCATAAGAATTTTGAGCAGCTAACATATTGTCAATAGCTAAAGCAGTACCTCTTCCTAAGAACATCATGTTCTCTTCAATAGCTCCTTGCTTATCAAGCTCCTGTAAAATAGTATCGAAATCAGCTAATCCAGTTGCTCCTCCAAAATCAGTATCAGAATAAACTAGTCCTCTAGTTTCTAATGCAGCAAAAAGCCCATCAGAACCTGTAATAGTACCTGCAGAACCAAAACCTGCACCCGCAGTAATAGGGTTAGTTGCAGTTTCTGCTTCTAACATAGCCATTTCTAATTGATCTTCAAAACGAATTCTAGCTTCATGCTCAGACTTTAAATACCATAAGTATCCAGAAGTTCCAGCTTCAGTAGTTACTTCAACCCACCCAATTTGAGCAGTATCAGAACCACTTACATTGTATTTATCTCTAAGGATAATAGGTTTGTTGCTAAACTGTTCGAAAGCAGCGTCAACTGAAGTACCTGCGTTAGAAGTTCCTTTTGCATATTCAGAACCGTATACAAATATCTTTCCATTAGCTGCAACAGCCGTAAGATTTCCTTTGTAACCTGCTACTGTTAATGTAGCAACTCCTGATGCAACTGCAACACTTTGTACATAAGCTTTTTCAACTACTAATCCGTTAGCACTAGAACATACGATAGTAGCTCCAGGTCCAATAAGATTTTGTGATACTGCACCTGGTCCTGCTGGAATAACTACAGTTGTAGCTGTTATAACAACTGGGTCATATGCAATGTGTAATCTACCTTGCTCAGACCATACTACTCTGTCTGAAGCCATAGGCATTTCTGCTCCTACCATACGTAAAAATCCAGAGATAGTACGGTTTCCGTATCTTTCTACTTCTTTTTCATATACTTCTGGTAAAAATTGTTGTGTAAAATCCATATCTGCTAGAGATAGGTAGTTGTCGTTAAACAACGATTGTGTAGGTCTTGGTGTTAAATGCGCCAATGCGCCAACACTACCTGTAAATGATCCTGCCATAATTTTAATTTTAAATTTTTATTATCTTTGTTTTATTCCAAACTTCGAAGAACCTTTAGATGTAATAGACTTAAACGTAGTTCCTGTAGAATGTTTGACGTTTTCATGAACCCCTCTCGGACTCATATCAATATTCTTTGCATTAGTTACGCTTGTTTTCATGGCATCGGTTTTTCCTTGCTCATAAAAGTGTTTTGCAATTGCATCTGGATTCATAGCTGTAAATAGAGACTTGTGATAACCCGCGGCGTCATTCATTTCATTTTTATCGTTCAAGAACTTCTTGACAAAATTATTGATATCTCCTTGGGTGTCTCTTACTTGGTCTGCGTTATTTACTTTGTAACGAAATTTCTTTTCGCCAACATTGAAATCAAAACCTTTGAAATCATTGGAAAAAAGCTTTTCTGTTTTAGCATTAAACGTAGACACTTGATGTTCAGCTACTTTGGTTGCTTCTTGTTTTTCATTATTATAACGGTTGAAAAACTCTACCGCTTTTTTTGTTTCTGGAGCTAAATTAGTTCCAGCTTTTATTTCTTTATAGTACTTACTTTTTAAGCCGTCTAGATGATTCTTAGCATTTGCTAGCTCTTCTTTTCTTGCTAATTTTTTTCTACGTATATCTCTTTCTTCATCAACCTCTTCATCATAAGAAAAATTGTCTTCCATTATAAAGTCAATCTCTTCTCTATCTAAATGAGGTTTTGTATTTTCGTAGAATTCTCTTAATAATTGATTATCGTTTAAAGACGAATAATCTGTATTTAGTTTTACGTAATCTTCCAAGCTTCCGCCGGTTTCATCCATAAACTCAACAACCTTCTGAATATTTTCAGGTAATGGAACTCCAAGATCTTGTTCGACAACAGCTTGCTGAATTTCTTCTGCTATTGTTTCTACTTTTTCTTCTATTTCTTCTTCTGTTATTTCTTCAATAACTGATTGGGGAGCATCTTGAACGGAGTCTGGTTGTTGTGGTATTTCTTCTTCCACTTTTTGTACAGGCTCGGTTGGTTGATCTGCAACCACGTCTGCTGTTTCTTGCTTTGTATTGGCATCTTCGTTTAGTTTGTTTAGTTGACCTAAATCTACTTTGATGACACCATCTTCCACCGACATAGGTTTTGATTCTTCTGCTTTGATTTCTTCAACAGCAGGTACTTGTTCTTCTGTTTGTTCTGACATGATAAAATATGATTAATTATTACTATTATTATTACCTAGGGTCTGACGAACCTAAGTTAAAACCACCGCCCATTGTATCAAATCCACTTGATTCAAAGTTTTGAGCTGGCAAATTGTTTTGTCTTTGTTGTATTAGTTCACTTTGTTGAGAAGCTTGTAGTTTAGTTCTTTCGTCCTTTCTATCTTCTTTTTCCGTAATTTCTCTTTTAACCCCGCTAACTTCAATACCTTTAAGCTGCATGTTCATTTCAAACTCTAATTGCATTAACTCTTTTTTCAAAGCAGCTTCTTGCATCATTTTTTGTTTGTCTATTTCTGCTTGAGCTTGCACTAATGCAATTTTTTGTTGTATTAAAGCTTGGCCTTTTTGAACTTCTGCTTGAGCAGCCACTTGTTGTGCTTGAGCATTGGCTTGAGCCTGAGCTTGGATGTTTTGCTGTTGCATTTCTTGATCCAGCTTTTGCTTAGCTACTCTTCTTATTTTTAGCAATTGATTAGCAAGTTTAAGACTTCTTACTTCTCTAAGATCAATGGCATCCGATAAATCTATTAATCCGCTTTGAACAGCTGCTTGAATATTGTTTTCCAATATAGCTCTTTCTTCTTCATCTGGTTGTAATTCAATAAAGATACCAAAGTCGTATAAATATAAGTCTTTCATTTCTTCAAGAACTGCTACATTTTGATTACCTATTTTATGTATAAAAGCATCTCGTGTTGGAGAGTATTCTAAAATATCGGATATTCTTAATGATAACCCTTCGCATAAATCCGACGTTAAAAATAAACTACCGTCTAATATATGTCTTGTTGCAACATTTGAATTAGCTGCTGCCATTTTTTGAACACCCACTAAAGCTCTTGCGTCAGGAGTACTTCCATCTCTAGCTTCGTTTAATCCAGTTACATCGCGAATCATTTGCATGTAATAATTGTAATTTCCAATTAATGCTTGCATTTTTCCACCACCTGCACCGGTTTGTATTTCTTGAATAGGTACTTTGCCTGGATTCATATCACCGTCTTGGGTCATAGATCTACCAATTACAGAACCTGTTTGAAAAAACATATTAAGAGCTTCCTGAGGATTGTAATTTGTACCATTACCTAAATCAACTTCAGCTAAACCATCAGCATCAAGATAAACACCATCCGGCACCATTCTTGACATTACTTGTTGTAGCTTTAAATGTGTAAGTTGAATCATATCTGCAAAGCCTGTTATACGACTTACTACAGATTCTATTCTACCTTTATACATTCTAGGTGCTGTAATACTATAATTCATTTTAACCTTAGTGTAATCACTCTTAGGTCTTATCATGTTTTTAGCTAGCTCCCATTTAAGCATTCTGCCCCCTACAACTTTAACTCCCTCATATAATACTTCTATTGATTGAGATAATTTTTCAATACCATACTCCTCATACATTTCTGGCGGAGGATTAAATTCATCAGTTTTAGGTATTATCTTTGCAGCTCCTGTTGCCGTCTCTTTAACTTTATAAACTTCGTTTGTAAAAGTCTTATAATTAAAATAAAGGACTTGAACAGTATTGGAATCGTCCTGGTTAGAAGTGCTAATAGTTCTATCATAAAACCCATTGTTACTAACTGACTGACCTGCAATTGATTGCAATTCATCATTAGTTAATCCAGGAAATTCTTTTTTTAATTCATTTAAATGCACAGACCTTACTTCTCCTACATAATATATGTCATCAAAATAAGGTGATTCTGTATAAGACCAAATTAAATTTACTGGATCTACATAATCAATTAAAGCTCCTTCAGCTTTTGTAAAAGTATTTTTAACTGCACCAATACCTATTGTAGTTAAATCATAATTACAACGTCTTTTAGTTAAGTCATATTTGTTACCATCTAGTAGTACCTGTATTGCTTGTTCTTCCGCAATTTCTACTTGCTGCTTATAGGTAAGCTGCATATGTAAATCTAATTCTTCTTTGTTTTTAGGTAATGTTTCTGGATTGTTTTCAAATAAATTAACACCAAAATTTTCTTGAACAAAAGTATTAAGTTCTTTTGTTTGCATATCTCTAATAAGAGATTCCATATACCTTGTTCTTTTATCAACTCCGTAAGGATCTTGAGAATAAGCTCTTATGTCAAATAATCTATCAGATATACCATTAACAACTATATCCACAAATTTGGGTATAATTGGAACTGGTTTCCAGTCTAAATTAAGATAAGATAAATCTCCATTTATAGATAATTCATCTTTGTATTTTTGTATTGGTTGTTCTCCTCTTGCGTATAATCTTAAATTGTGAAATGTAATTTGATTGCTTTTAAACCTACTACCACCACCATTGTCATTATTAAACCACTCACGTTCTATAGCTCTACCAATAGTAGTTCCATAGTCCATAGACATTTTTTCCGCATCGCTAGCAATCTGGCTTGGAAAATAACTTGTTACAACTGACTCAGCCATATTTTTATTTTTCTATTAATTTTGATAAACCACCACTGTTGGTGTATTTAGCTATTTTTAAACTTAATTGTTCTCTTTCAACTTTTTGTTTTGGATGATATAAATGTCTGTTACAAGCCATTACAGCAAGTCCAGAACTTATAGCAGCATCAAACTTCGTTCTATTGTTTATATCAAATCCTGCCCAATCATTTAATGTATTATTAAAATACATTGTTCCATACTGACCATCTTCTTGTAATCCGACATAATTATCAATATATGTTTCAATAGCCGCTGCATGAGCTTGCTTAATATCTTCACTTGAGTTAGGCATTCCACCTATTTCTCTTTCGGTAACCGATAACTTATTCCAAACCTTATCAGGTCTATTCATAGAATATCCTCGATAGCCTCTTCTTTTAAAATAATATAAAAGTCTTGGTTTGTTATTTTCACATAATAAAGGCATACCATAAAATACGCAAGCCATTAGTACATCTTCAAAAAACATTTCAGCGGTTTGTGGTCTAGCTATATACTCTAAAAAAAATGTATTAGCGGGAGCATCTTCCATGCTGAATTTAGTCAATCCGTGCAAAGCACCCTTAGATCCTTGGCCATCAGTTGTTCCTGATATATCATAACTATCACAACCAAAAGCACCCATATGTTGATTACCTGGAATTCTTAATCCTTTTCTAACCTCTTGCCTGTTTTGCAAATTTGCACCAGGAACCCAAGATATTTTAAATCTACCATTTGGATTAGGCGTAAATAAAACTGTAGAGTCTTTTATACCGCTAGCCCATTGAAAACTTCCAGTTGTTAATACATTTGTATTATGTAAGTCCTCATTGTAATCTATTTGTTCGTATATTTTAACTAAATTAAATATACTATTTTTTGTTTCATCTCTAAACGCATGTTCCTCTGTTCTTGGGAACTGTCTATAAAATTCATTTAAAGCATCCTGATCGCTCTTTAATCCTTCAGCCTCATTATTCCAGTGCTCAATAACCCCAACGTCTATAACGTCTTTAAACGGGCCCAGAACAGTGTCTTTAGGTGTATCAAAAACAGGATATCCATATTCATCAATAAATCCTTCATAATTCCATTCCATAGGAATAAAAAGAGAATATAATCCTGAAGCTGTTTGCCCGTTCTTGTTTCTTTTTAATACGTTTGAATTGTTATATAACTTTTTAAAATTTGAACCACCTTTATCTAAAGCATTTGATGTTGATCCCATCATACACTTTCCAATAATTCTAGAACCTAATCTTAATGTCGTTTTGGTAACACGCCAATTGTTGAGGATGTTGTTCGGCCTTTCCCATTTACCACTTTCGTCGTGGACGAGGAGTTTGAGTTTCTCCCCATCATAGGCGTTATCACCTGTGTTCTTCCAGTCGATGGTCGTGTCCAGACCGGCGATGGTTTCAGTGGCTTTATTATTATCGAGTCTCCTCCTGGTAAATTTTGATGCGGGTACACGATAGGCGAGTTCGGTCTTTGGGCGGTCCATCCCATCCTGTACTGGTTTAAAGAAAAACGGGAAGTTAACACTAATGGGTACAACCTTATCAGTGAACATTTTTTTCGCATCGGCGCCAGATTTGGACAAAATCCCAAACCGTGCATCACTTGATATCGTGGCCATATTAACGGTCTCGCCAGACGCCATGAATGAAAAGCCGCTACGTCTATTCTTGAGATATGACATACCATAACATCGTCTGTCTGCTTTACAAGCTTCCCAGAAAATGTAGAATAATCTATTTGATTCTCTAAAGTCTGGTTGCCCAACATCAATCTTGGACCACTGCAGGTACATAAAGTGAGTACCAGTAATGTAAGTACCCAAGCCCTTATTATTGAACCAGTAACCGTTTTCTCTTTTATTAAATTGCTCATCTATGTATTGTCCCCATTTTAATTTGAACGTTTCAGGATAATCCCTCCAGTCAAATATGCTATTAATAGCCTTTAACTCTTTAGGATATTCTTCTGGTGTCCACTTGTTAGTAGAATCATCTATTTTAGATGGTCTTTTAGGTAATGCTATTTTAAGATTTTGTATATTATATATATCACCTATTTGTCCTGTCTTGCTTATAACCACAATATCGTGTTCTTTGTTATAACCATATTCCCACTTCTTAGCTTTATTTAGCCTAGATATAGTGTTTGATTTGACAGGAGTTATTATTTTATATAATGTTTGCTTGTACATTATTTAGATCTTTTTTCAGCAAAACCTTTGAAAGACTCTTCTTCTTTTATTTCTCTAGGTTTTTCATCAAGAATATCTTGCTCCTCTTGTATTCTGTTAAGAATTTCGAACGCATCAAATATAGCTAGCTTTTTAGTTGCCGCTGCATTCTTTAATCTATCCGCTGTAATATCTTCTCCTGAATCAACAATAGCCTCCTTAGCTACTTTAATAAGTTCTTCAACTGCTTTGTGTCCAGCCAGGATTATATTCTTCTTCGTTTCCTTGATATTCATATTTGATTGTAATTGAATTAGTGGGTACTCTGAATACTCTATGTCCATTTACAATGAATTCGTACTCTGCCCCGGGCCTAAACCCGATTAAATCTTGTTCTGCTACTCCTTGTAGCTCTGCATCTTTTAAATACAAAATACCTATTCCAGGTTTTTCTATATCATTAGAAAACATTTTAGTTTCTTTAATAGGCTTAACAAAGTTATACCCTATACAAGCTTTCCAAGAATTACAACCACAACTTTCATCTATTCTATTATAAGCGTATATTTGATCCTCGCTTGCAAAGTATATGTTGTCTTTATAATAAGACCTGCTGTTTACTTCGTCTCCTCTAATGTTTCTAAAACGTCTAAAAACATTATGGTGAATAAGCACTTCATCACCTACTTCTATATCTGTAGCTATTCCCGTAGGTATTGCTAAAACTTTAGCTTGCCTATTTGAGTAACTATGATTTTGCATTTCAGTATTTAGCAAAAGTTCTTTGCCTTCTATTTCTATTGCATTGTTATATCTTTCCCCTATAGGTTCTACTACAAATTCGTATATAGCTTTCATTAATATTGCAAATCATATTCAACCGCAATCGCCATGTTTTTATTAAAATCTTTCCAAGGCATTAGTTCACTATTCTTTTCAATATAAATTGAGTACTTATTTTCTTCTTCAATTATATTCTTTATAATATGACCACCATACACTTCCTGTCCAACAGCGTAGTGCATGGCGTCATTTTTATAGTCTTTACCGATACTAATCTTCCTGACTATGTTCTTCATCAGATTCAGTAATTTCACCAGTAGTAACATCTACTTGAACTTTTCCGTAAACTTCCTCCAATTCTTTTTGAATTGTTTGTAAAGCAGCATTAGCCTCTAATATCATACTTAATATTTGATGCTTTTGTGTTTCTAAACCTCCAATTTGCATTTGAAAATTGTTTACTTTTTGGATAGCTTCTTGCAATCCTTTTAACTCTTCTTCGTTTAATTTAATTTTTGACATTTCGATTTGATTTAAGTCGTTATTAATAATTATATAGTTACTTGTTTTTACTAATTCTTAATACGTTGCTAGTAATGATCCTGCTGCCGTAGCTGTTGCCGGCAATACGTAATCCACTACTACAGGTAGGTACGTTCCTGCTTGAACACCTATAAATTCAACAGCTTGAGAAGCTATAGGAGTATTGTTTACACTTGTAATAGTAAGCACAGCTAATCCGTCGCCCCCAAATAATGAAACAGTTTCACCTGCTTTATATCCTGTTCCTGCCACCGCTACTGTTACTGTCATAACACTATTAGGTGCCGATGATAAAGATATCACCCCACTAATACCATCTCCTGAAACTATTGTTAATACATCACCTACTTTGTATCCTAATCCACCTTGCAATATAGTAAATCCTGTAATTGCACCAGCATTTACACTATCTATAGTTCCACTTAAACCTGTACCACTACCTCCTGTTACTGTAAAAGCAGACACAGTATATCCTGATCCTGCTACTATAGCGTTTGTTGTTGGTACTGGAATACTTGTATTTACAGTTAATCCTGAAGCTGCAGAAGCATCGTCGCTTATTGTAGCTACACCATTGGCTGTAATATAAGTTAATCCATTTGAAGTTACTGCTAATGCAGTTGTAAGACCTCCTAATGTTGTAGACATAATAGCTTTAACATTACCAGTTGTTCCTACATATAAAGATGCTTTATTAAGTTTTGTTGTTGCATTTATAGTAGCACTTGGTGTAATAGCTTTAGCGCTAAGTATTCTATCGTTGTTATAGAAATTTCCACTTGTTTTCATAATTGTTATTTATTTTTATTTATTTTTGTTGCTTTTTCCCATGTTCTTCCAACAAAATAAGCACCGTAAACGGTAACTAACAAAGTTTGAAATATAGGTATATATTCTTTTGCTACTTGAAACTCTCCAATGTTCCCATCTGTAAAAGCTAATGCTGTAAATATAAAAGTTATATATATAAGTATCATAGGACGAATGTTTTTAGATAAGTAACTATCTGAATTCATATCCGCCATCCAACGATCTGTTACCTGTTCTTGTGCATTGGTATCAGCCTTCTCTAATATTTCTAGAACTTGCTTTTTAATAATAAGCTTTTCCTCTTTTGTAGTTGTAAGCTTGTCGATAGCGTTACCAATTTCTTTGACAACGCTACCTGTAAGCCATGCAAATAACTTTTTCATTTAAATCATGCTTCCTCCTGGAGCATTCTTTCTTCTGTCTGCTGCAGCTTTATCTCTTTTTCTTTTACCTGTAACAGTTCTAAGTGCATTACCTAATACACTTCCACCTTTACCAGTACTTTCGTCATACTCCACTCTATTAGTACCTTTTTTAGTTTTTCTAGCAACCTTTGCGTTCTTTCTATCGTATTTTTTTCTTGTTCTTTGAGCTCCTTTTGTGTCACCTGCTGCTAATTGAGCATTACCTTTAGCTCTTAACTTAGCGGCTCTAGATGAAGTTTCTTTAGGAGTTTTATTAACTTTAGAAACTTGTTTCTTTATTACCTTAGGATCTAATTTAGTTGTAATTTCAACTTTTTTATTTGTAACACCAGTTGGCTTAATTTCATTTACTGGTTTAGCAACTGCTTTTTTAGCGTAACTAGATTTAACATCCCACTTACCTGTTTTCTTAAAATTAGCATTTTGACGTTTAGCCTCTTTAGTATAAGCAGCTTTATCCATACCTCCGTAAACTTTCTTATCTCTATTTTTATAAGCAGTATCGTATGAAACTTTTTTCTTAACCTTTGGATTGTAACCACCATCTGGCATCTTCTTGTCATCATTACCTGTAAACAAGCTTGGATTGTCACCTTTAAACTTTACATAATGATTATTATTGTAATCATGCTTATCTTGCATATTATCTTTTGCTTGAGATATATTAGCCATTGCATTACCAGCTGGTCCGCCAGCACGCAGTACCGCTCTTTTGCCCATTCTATATAATCCTTTTACAGCTCTAGATGCCATAGTGCCATCCATATTAGAATCATTAAAAGCAGAATCATTTACATAGCCATCAATTTTTTGATCGCGAAGACCTTCTCTAATAGCTTTTTGTGAAGCCTCGTCTTTCTTGCCAACTGAAATTTGAGCTGGCGATCTATCATACATTTTCCCTGGCGATTTATCATACATTTTCCCTGGAGCAGCTAATATGTCTGCTTGAAGGTTTGCAGGTAATTGATCTTGATTACCTACTAATGATTTTTTAGCGGGAGTTCGCTTCATTTTTACAGGTGCGCCCATGTTTAATAGCGGCTGTGTAGTCATTCCTCCTTGTGTTGTTCTTTTAATACGCGCTGTTATAGGCGTTTGTACTGGTCCTGGTTTCCCCATTGTTTTTAGTTTTTATATGGTACTGTTTTATTTAATAAATCACGTCGAGCATCGCAGCCACATGGAATGTTTAATCCTTTTGATACCAAATCCACAACAGTTTTTATACCTGTAGCTTTAGTTATTTTTTCCACCGTGTCTCCTAGCCCTCTTGATCTCATTTTAACTCTTTTTATTTTTATTACAAAAGCTTGAAGCAGCGCCAACGCTACCAAAACCCCATTTCTTTAAAGCCATAGCTTTTCTTGTTGGTTCACCTTTACTATCTTTCATAGCTCCGGCCATTCCTGCAAATCGGCAAGCAAAACTTACTCTTCTAGAATTAGTACCACTTGTTAATCTTTCACCCATTCCCGGGTTTTCTTTACGCATTTTACGATTTGATTTTTCGTATGCTGCGTTTTTTATTTTTACAGGTGCTGATTTCATATTTATTTTTTAAACATTGAGCCTCTCATTTGATAAGGCGATTTAGTAAAGTTTTGTCTAGACTTAACTCTATTAGATGATACAGGATTATTGCCCATCATTCTATAAGGAGAATCTTTTTTCATTTTAGGAGCACCAGCTTCTTTATACGTAGTATCAACTTTTTTAACTCCTTGTTCTACTTTTTCAGTTCCTAATGGTGCAACAGGAGGAGCACTATCAGTAACTTCTACTGCACTATCTGCGGATTTAGATTTCGTATCATTGCCAACAGTTATATCAGGTGTATTTGCTTGAGCTTCAGCAGTAGCTGCAGCGTTGTCCGCATTCATTTTATCTTGCTCCTCATTGGAGTAATCACCCATTGAATTTATACGATCATCTGATCTTCTTATACTTCCACCTATTACTTTTCCAGACGCTTGACTTTCAGTAACTCTACTTGCTGAATTTTTAGCATTTGTATTATTGTTTTTAGATTCATTATATCTGGATGTATGCTTTCCAAGTCTTTTCTTTTGATAGCTACTTAATCCTTCTCTTGCGACAAACACTCCCTCAGCATTTCTTGCACCATACTTAGACATTTTTCTATCGTACTTGTCCATGTCATCCTGAGACTGTCTAACGTACTTACTAGATCTTTTGTTGCTTCTTTGATTTCTTAAAATATCAGCAGGACCTAATCTAGTTTGAGTTTGCTTAGAATAATTATTACCTTTAGTAGTAACTTTTTCACCTGGCACTATTTTAGTTTCAGTAGTTGTTATATCCTCAGGATCTTTAGCATCATCTTTCCATACACAACCGGCCTTTGCTGCAGTTTCGGAATTTTTACCTCCAAATTTTCCACACTTGTCTTTAAACGATGTTAAGTTTGGATCTTCCTTTGTAGTTGTTATAGTTTCTTCTGTATCAGGAGTTGTAGAAGTCTTCGTCTTTACCGCAACTTCAGTTTTATTTTTTTCATTAGGGTCAATCAATAAAGGGCTTCGCTTTATTCTGCTAGTTATAGGTAAGTTCATTTAGTTATTCTTTTATAGTTATTTTTTGATCTTCTTGCTTCTTTTTTTCTTTTGCTGCTTCTGCTGCTGCTGCTGCTGCTTTTTCTGCGGCTTCGCGTTTAGCTTTGTCTTCAGGGCTTTCTGTACCAGTACCTATTGTTATTTCCCTATCTATTGTTGTGTCTCCACCTCCAATATCAAATTTCTTTGCAGTTAAAGCTGCATAATTTTTATGATCGGAATGATTGCGCATCATGTTTTCCCCGTTTACTAATCCCATATTTATTTTACAAGCACTTGATGCTTTGCTAGTTATGGATCTTGCTTTAATTTGTGAGTTTATTGCCATATTATTTTTTATTATATGCTTCGTCTTCCCATTCAAAAGCACCACCTTCTTCTGCGCTTTCACCTGTTTTTTCGTCTATTAACATTCCACCTTCTCTTTTATATACTCTAGGCGGTGATTTCGTATCTTTTTTCCAGGTAACAGTGTCATTAGTGTACTGAAGTTTACCTTGAGCCATTTGATCTAAATGAACTTTTTCATGTTCAACTGCTTCTGTCTTGTCTTTACCTTTTAATGATTTGTCAATAAAGATTGTTCCATCATTATTAGCTTCACCCATTATAGTTCCATCCAAGTCTTTTTTAAATACAGGAGTACTATATGTAGAAGTTTCTTTGTCTATACCAACAAGTTCTGAAAAATCTTTTAATTTAAAATCCATTATCTATCTTTATCTCTTATCATATCATCAATAGCCTTGTTAAAAACTTTGTCTGTATATGTTTTATTGTTATAAAAAACACTTCTAGCCGATGTAGGTAAATCTTCTTCCGCTAATAATATTCTATATATTCTACTTATTAAATGTTTACCTTTTAAAGAAACTTTATATACCGCATATTTAGAAGTAGTTCTATTACGTTCTTTAAATACATCGATCCATCCTTTTCTTCTTAATCTTTCCCATCTGTTTTTATCCCAGGTATATGTGTATATACCGTTTATAAAATCATTGCGAGTAAAAAATTCTTTGCAGTCTAGATAAACTAACAGCTCTAAGTCTGCATCTTTTAAATTATAAGTTTTACAAGCCCATCGTCTGACAAGCCTGTAATACTTAAATAAATTTATTTCTCTTAGATCTGTAGGCGTTAACCTCATTCTACAATAACTACATCGCTAACTTTAATAACATAATAAAGCTTGTCATTCCATTCTATTCCGTGACCTGCGTGTTTATCGTACCTTATAGAAGCACCGGGTTTAATGCCTTCAATCTTATCTCCTACACTAATTACATTAGCTTTTAAATATCTAACGTCGCTATCTTGCTTTTCTGTCAATTCAATACCTCCTACTTTCTTCGGAGCTTCTTTGATCTTTTCTATAATTAAAAAATAATTGATTGCTTGCATTATGCTAATCTTTTATTACTAATTACACAATCGGCAGATACAATAGTTGTTACTACACTTACTGCATTTTTAAGAGCAGACTTAGTAACTAACACTGGATCTATAATACCGGCTTTAATCATATTAACTTCTTTGCCAGTCTTAACATCAATACCCCTATTCTTTATGGTTTGTTTTTTAATCTCAACAATACCCGCATTATCTAAAATAGTATAATAAGGTGATTTAATTGATTCCAAAAGAATCTCTTCTCCTTTGTTTTTTGGCTTAATAGACATGGCAGCATTTAATAAAGCAACTCCACCTCCTGCAACAATACCTTCTTTGTAAGCCGCTTTGGTTGCATGAATTGCATCCTCTACTCTATCTTTCTTTTCTTTTAATTCTATTTCTGTATCAGCTCCTACATATATAATGCCAACTTGTCCAGATAGCATTGATAAGCGTTGTTCTAATTTCTTTTTAAAGAATGGATTATTTTCATTCTCTATACTTTTAGTTACTTCAGCTATTCGTTCAGTAACATCATCAGAAGCTTCAATTTGTAATACTGTAGACTTTTCATCTGTAACAGATTTCTTAACGCTACCTAATACCTCAGGATTAATTAAATCTAAATCATCACCTAATTCTTCGTTCATTATAATGGCTCCGGTAAGAATAGCTAAATCATCCATAGTATCTTGTCTTGTTAATCCAAAACCTGGTACATCTACAATGTTTACTTTTATATTTCCTTTTACCTTATTTGATAATAATGTAGCATATGGTTGTTGTTCCATATCTGCAACTATAAGTAAACTTCTTTTTTCCTTTATAACGTGTTCTAAGATACTTTGTATCTTTCTTATATTAGGAATAGGAGAAGAAACAATAAGTACGTAAGGGTTGTCTAAAACAGCTGTATGCTTGTCTTTGTCTGTTATTAAATGAGTAGACTTTAATCCACTATCAAATTGTACACCCTCAACAAAATCAACATAAGTTTCATTCGTTTCGGATTCTTCCATTAATACAACTCCATTCTTTCCAACTTGCTCATAAGCTTGGCCAATTTTGGTTCCAAGTTCTTTATCGTTATTGCAGCTAATGATAGCGACGTTTTGTAACATCGCGCCTTTAACAACAGTACTGGTTTTATCAAGATATATTTTAACTTTGTCAGCACCGCTAATAATGCCTGCTTTAAGTTCTCTAACTTTTTCTTCATCTAAATGTTTGTTTGTAATCTTTAATAAAGAGTTAGCAAGGACGGTAGATGTTGTTGTACCGTCACCTGCTTCTCTTACAGTGTTTCTTGCTGCTTGCTTTATAAGGGTCGCTCCTATATTCTCAACCGGATGTAATAAGACTACGCTTTCTGCAACGGTTACTCCGTCTTTTGTAATTACCGGTTTTCCTGCAGAGTCTTCGTAAATTACGCATTTTCCTGAAGCCCCTAATGTGGACTTTACTGCGTTTGCTAACTTTTCGACACCTGCTATTATTTGGTCATTCGCTTCTTTTCCGAATGTAAGAGTTTTAACTATCTCACTAGGATTATTATATTGCATTTAATTAGATTTAATTTGATTATTTTATTTAAATGTTTTTACTACTTTTGGCCCGTTAAGAAATTCGACTTTTTTTGCGTAATGCTTAACAGTTTGATCTATTGCTTCTTCAGCATCTTTAAGATCTTCCCTCCTAGTTACATCATGCCATCTATCAAAATCGTTTTCATCTTGATATTCTGTTTGAAAGTAACCGTTTATTAATTCCACAATACGCCAATTCTTTTTATTAGCAATGTGTTTCCAAAGACTTGTTCTGTCCTCAGTTGGTTGTGGCTGACTACCCCACGAATTAGTCTGGTAAAATAGTGTCATTTGGTTTTGGTTTAATTTGACATTAGGTTTGCTCTACCCCGAGCAGGTTATGGTTTTATTATTACGTGTTATTCCTCGTCATTAAGTGGTGGCACCGGAGGAGTTGGATTCATCCATGTAAAATACAAGTCTTCGTTTACTGGAGCTATCTCAATCGCTATGGTTGCAGCTATGCTAGCTTTCATTGCATCTACATCTAATGATCCTTCTAACCATCCAATAACTATAGCTTCAAAAGCTTCAGTATCTGCATAAGGTACAAAAGGGTCTCCAGATGTATAAGTATAACTTTGTGTTCCAATTTGTGTTGAGGAATAATCTTTACCTTCTGATTTTTCAGAGCCGGTGTATCTCCAGTGTACTGTGTAGATTACATTGTCTTCACCCTCTGCTTGGATGTGAGCGTTCATTTGTGGGATATCCCATTTGTAAGTAATTGCCATTTGTTTTTGTTTAATTATTAATTTCTAATTGTTTTACTCTTGTTTTTAAATCTTCTATAATTTCTTGTTGTTCTTTTATTGCATTTATTAACACAGCTGTTAGTTCTGAGTAAGCCACAGACTTAAGTCCGTCTTCAGGTGATTCTACTATAAGCTCTGGTAAAACAGCTTCAACTTCTTGTGCTATAACACCAACTTTAGTAGCCTCTGTGTTAAAATCAGTTCTATTATAGTAAACACCTCTCATGGCTTGAACTTTACTAATACAATCACCTATTTCAATTATATTTTCCTTAACTCTTATATCTGAGTTCTGGGTTATTGTACCATTAACAGTCATGTTAGCAGTTGAAGGGAAGAAAGTATATCTAGTAGAACCTCCGTCTCTCCAATATAAATTACCACAATTCATATCAAAATAAGTATCTGAATTGTTTGTATGGAATCTGAAGTGATTAGTACCTGCATAGCTTCCTAAATAAAAATCTGCAACACCAGGACTGTCTTCAATTAGCGAAACTCCATCTACTTTAAATTTAACTCCTGATGGAATGGAAGCTGTTGTTCCAACAATAAGGCTACCTGCAACGCCCATTGTACCTGCGTTTATAGATACGGTTTGTGTTCCTCCAACTGTAAAAGCTAAAGCACCGCCATCTCTAAACATTCCCGTGTTTGCGGCCGTTGTAAAGGTGTATGCCGCAGCTCCTTTGTTTCCGTCACTAGTTTTTATGTAACCCGCTACCTCTAATTTAGAACTAGGATTAGTTATCCCAATACCAACATCACCACCGTTAAGATAAGAATCACCAGAGCTGTTTAAGCTAACTTTAACAGCAGCATTAAGAGCATTAAAAATTTCTATTTTAGCATTAGTACCTGAGCCATAATTCTCTCCTTGAACGTTTAGAACACCAGTTTGTGGTATAAGCATTAACTGATTTGCGCTGGTTTTAATAATAGAATTACCTGTTCCATCACCATCACAAAATATGTCAAGAAAATCACCACTATTATCATTGATAGATCTTATATGGCCTTCAACCGCTAACGCAACTGCAGGATTAGTTGTTCCAATACCTATTTTACCAGGAACTGTTACATTACCATTATGGCCAACAACCATTCTTGAAGCACTGTTAAGACGATCATAAATTTGATAATCTGTACCAGCACCTATATTACAACCAGTTTCCCATTGATTATCTCCATTTGCTTTATACCATGTACTACAGTTCTGGCCATTTGTTGTAGCTTCAATTCTTAATACAGCATTCGCGGCAGCTACATGTAATATTGTAGCAGGAGTAGACGTTCCAATACCAACGGTTCCGTTTCTATATAAAGTTAATGTTCTTCCTGCTGACCCGCCTAACCATAAATCACCTACATTGGAGCTTACCATTTGCATACCAATTACACCATTTGCTCCACCGTTAGCTTGAAAGTTTATAGCTTCAACAGTACCTGAAGAATTACCGTAATTTAATCTTAATCCTTGTGCAGTAGGAAATCCCGAAATTTCTAATTTAGATGAAGGACTAGTTGTCCCAATACCAACGTTACCATCTTCTCTTACAAAAAGTCTAACTGATTTATTTGAAGATCTTATACTAACTCCATCTGTTGCACCGTTGTCCCAAGACTGAATATTTGTACCAGCACTATCAGCCCATACTATAGGTCTTGCTCCTTGCCCAGGAAAATACCCTGCTAAACCAGTTCTATAAGGAGTTACTATCCAACCTTCCGAAGTTAATTTAAAAGTACCGTTTCCTGTAGCTGGATCAAAACCGCTTAACCACGTAGACACAGGACTAGTCGTACCAATACCAAGATTCCCATTATGATCTAAGTACATTTTAGGAGTTGACCAGTCAGCAGATCCATTTTTACTAGTATGCCATTTTATTTGATGATCTTCACTTGCTACAGCACCTATAGTTCTCCAATGACCTGCATATATAGCTAAGTCATTACCATAAGTTCTAATCATCCCATCGTAGCTATTAATAATTCCAAATTCTAAACTAGGATAATTAGTAGCCCCCCCAATTTTAATTGAAGTTTGTCCGTTTGCCCCACCACCAGAATTGTTTTTTAATATATTAACTAATTCACTAGGTGCTGATGTTCCAATACCAACGTTTCCGTTTGGTATGATTAAATTTCCTGTTTCGTTTTGTAAATATCCATCAGTTCCATTATGATAAATGGAAAAATCGTTGCCGGTTCCATACCTTGATAATACATTATCTCCATGTAAAGTAGCGCCAGTCATTGTTCCACCAGCTAGTGGTAAGAAAGCTCCACTAACTCCACCTGAAGACATAGGAAAGTTATTTGATTGAGTTACATTAACATCTTCAAAAGCTGTTGCCTCAAACTCAATATCCCATTCTAATAAGTATGCATTTGTATCTGTTAAAAACCCTCCATAGAAATCTCTTACAATTACTTGTGGGTGATTCCAAGTTGAGTTAAGCTCGCCAATCCATACGCAATGATTGGTTCCATCATCACCATATCTAACCGTATAGTTTTCTCCTGCAGTTTTAGCGTTTACAATAGTTGTACAATTTATCCAAGTGTTATTACCAGGTGCTTGATATATATATCCAGCTACATCAACACTTGTAGATTCACCGTTTCGATATTGATAAATATCTACAGTGAACTTTAGCATATCGTCCATATTACCAGTAGTAGGCAATATTATTTTTATAGCCCCTGTGTGAACGTCTACAGTAGAGTTTAAGTAATCGGCTCCCCAAGGTCTCATTATATATCCACCTCTACTTCCTATGTCTTGAAATATATTTTTATTAGTTTCAACATTACCTGCAAAAGTTGCGTCTTGAGTGGGCTTTAGCGTTAGTGTAGTTTGAGCAGCTGTATACGCTGTTCCAAAACCTAATCTAATATCAGAATTTCCAACAACTGCAAATCCTGCAGACCCTCTACCATTATATATAACAGTTTCAAAACTATTTACTGTTTTAATTCCATTTGAAGCCGCTGCTCCTGACGTTGCAAAAGCAACAGCATTTCCCACCGTGGTTAACTCTATAGTACCATTAACTGTAAGCTTATTGGCAGGAGTAGTTGTTCCAATACCGACGTTACCGCCAGCTTGTATTACTACTCTTTGTGAGTCATTTGTAGCAAATACTAAATCTTGATTTTCTGTTGTCCATAAAAAAGCGTGTGAGTCATTAACACCTAATCTTAATCCGTGTGTTTGTGAGCCTCTAGTAATTTTTAAACCTAAATTAGCACTAGCCGTGGGACTATGTATATTTAATTTATCATTAGGAGTAGTCGTTCCAATACCAATCTTACCTGAATTATCAATAACAAAATCAGCTGTAGCTCCAGTAGGTACCGCGCCAGCAACGCCAAGTTGCATGGTAGCCATACCACTATCGCTTCGGATTATAGCAAATTTGTTTGCTAGAAGCCCATTTGTTATTGCAAATCTCCTTGCGCTTCCTGTGTAATTAGTGTTTGAACTTAATTCTAAAAATCCATAAGAACCGTAAAAATTACCAGTAGATACATCTTCTATTCCTTGGCCAGATATTATAGTTTTTTGTGGATCGCCTGCAGTGTTATTTCCATTTCTACCTAACTGAGTATTTCCGTCTGCGTGAAGTTTTTGTTGTGGACTAGTCGTTCCAATACCAACGTTACCATTAGAATTAACACGCATTTTTTCTATTGCCCCTATTTTAAAAGTAATAATAGGGCCGTTAATTATAGCTTGGCTTCCGTCAGTTCTAAAATAATTTGAAGACCCATATTGCATTTCTGTATATGCAGCATTATTTACGGTAATTTGAGAAGCACTATCTTTTAATGTAGCAGTGCCAACAACATTTAACTTAGCACTAGGACTAGCCGTTCCGATACCAACGTTACCAGAATTGTCATTATATATATTATTACCATTTGCACTCCAAAAAACATCACTACCACCTGCGGCTCCAGCTGTTATTTCACTTAGCGTAGGTTCTGAACCATCTATTATATAAAACCCTGGTCTTGCAAAATCTAATTGCGCACTAGGACTTGTTGAATAGTAATGATAAACTCTTTGCTCTTGATTAGCAAACGAGCTTTTTTGTCTGTAAGTAGTTCCACTATGTATTTTTTCACCAGTATCTAATCTATAAGTACCAGTTAAAGAAGAAGCTGTAGTGTTAGCGTCATTAGTTGCATATATTATACCTATAGAAACACACCATACATCAGCTGGAAGAACACTTATTCCAAATGCGCAAAAGTAAGGATTACCGTTTACTGATCCATCTAAATTTAAAGTATTACTACCACTACAACCATGATAAAAATTACCAGCTGGAGTACCTGCATCTCTTCTCATGTAAACAACAGACATCATTCCGTTATTAGCGGAATTATTAAATCCAGTCATTGATTTATTCCAACCACCATCATCATTGCTGATAGTTTCAGGTACTGTCATCCAAACAAGTTCTCTTGAACCAAATGGTCCAATATCATATTCTATTTTGTTTTCTGCACTACCACCAATAGTATTAAAACTACCAGTAAAGTAACCAGTCTGACTAGTAAAAGTGCCAACCGAACTTGCAACCCATCCTTCTGATGTAGCATAGTTTGTTCCTAGACCTCTAGTTTTGCTAAGTGTAATTGAGTTACCAACAACTACTAGTTTTTCAGCAGGAGCAGTTGTCCCAATACCAACGTTACCTGTATTAAGCATAGACATAGTCATTACACCGTTTGGAGTTACTGTGTAATCAGAAGCGTCATTAGTATTATTAGTCCAAAACTGAAATGAACCTCCTGCGTTTGTTCTACCTGCTACTATTCTATTTGCTCCATTGTTTCCCAGTTGCAAACCTGCCCATCTCATAGTACCTTGATAATTGGTAGTATTATCGTAGCTTGCTATATACGCATTATTAGCACTTAAGAAAACATTACCTACAACGTGTAATTTTTGAGTAGGAGCAGTTGTCCCAATACCGAAATTACCAGCATTAATAAAACTAGGACTAGCCGCTTCACCATATAGTTTAATCTTTACAGCACCCGCGTCGCTATATAGTTGAAGTAAACCGTCTCCTGAGCCATCCGTACCTAATTGCACCGCTTGACTATTATCAGCTGCTCTAACCTCTAAATATGTTGAATCACCTTTTAATTGTAATTTACTACTAGGACTAGTCGTTCCGATACCAACATTACCACCTGAGGTGATACGCATTTTTTCTTCAAGACCTAAAGCATCTGTTGTTCTAGTAAGAAATGTTAAATTTCCGTAATTCCCTTGATTTGATTGCTCAAAAGAACCTTTTATTCCCGCAAGTTCTTCTGAATTACCATTTCTAAACCTTAGCATAGAACCTGCGTTAGCAACATAACCGCTAGAAGAAATTGTTATACCTGTATTATTACCACCATAAACTTGCAGTCTATCTATAGGCGTACCACCTCCAATACCTAATCTATCATTTGTATTGTCCCAGTATAAATTAGAATCTGAACTTAAAGAAGAAGTTCCACTCCAAAAAGCGACTCTTGTAGCAGCACCTGTTCCAGTAACTGTACCACCACCGCCTGGTATATTACCACCTAATACTTTAACAACATTACCTGATGCGTCCGTACCTAATACGTATGTTGGAGTACCTGTTTTAGCGGTACCTGAGTAAGCATTAAACTTTATAGATCCTTGATCACTAATATTTATTCTTTCAGTAGCAACTGTATTCGCTACTGTACCCGTCCAAAGCCCAATAGTACCACTAAGAAATCTAATGTAAGCCATTCCTTGTACGGATGTCTTTTTACCATAATATGGTGTTCCAAGAATATTACTACCTATTCCAGAACCATTATAGCTAACGCCTGGCTCTGAAGCCCACATGTCTAAATAAGCGTTTCTATCAGCTTGTGATCCTGGGTAATAAATATTCATTCTAGCAGCTAAATTACCACTATGGTCTCCATTGATTGTTAATCTTGTAGTAGGACTAGTCGTTCCAACACCAATCATACCGTTAGAAAGGATTCGCATTCTTTCTGAATTGTTAGTATTTATAGTTAATGGGTGGTTTGTTTCCGTGCCTATAGTAGCATCAGAATCTCTAACATAAGCAACAAATTTAGCGTTATTAGTTGTGTCTATTATTCCAAGTGTTGGAATAGATGAT